ACATGCGCAGCCGGTTCGGGTCTTTCTTGGCCGTGATGAAGTCCATGATGTCGGGGTGATCGTCCCGCATGGTCGCCATCATCGCGCCGCGCCGGGACCCGGCAGACATGATGGTGCGGCACATGGCATCCCATACGTCCATGAAGGACAACGGGCCGCTGGCGTCGGAGTCCACGCCCTTCACCGGGGCACCCTTGGGCCGGATCGGGCTGAAGTCGTAGCCGATGCCGCCGCCCTGCTGCATGGTCAGCGCCGCCTCCTTCAGCATGTCGAAGATGCCGCCGAGGTCATCGGGGATCGTGCCCATGGTGAAGCAGTTGGAGAGGGTCACGCGCCGCCCGGTGCCCGCGCCAGCGATGATCCGGCCAGCCGGGACGAAGTGCCCATCTTCCAGCACGGCCAGAAACTCTTTCCGGTAGTAGTCGCGCCGGGTCAGGTTCTCGCCGTCAGCCAGCGCCCCGGCGATGCGCCGCCAAGTATCGCCCACGGTCACGTCGATCGGACCGTTGTTACCGCTCTTGAGGCGGTATTTCATGTCCCAGATTTGCTCGGAGATCGGGGTGTCGAAGTCGCTCATGGTCTGTCCTTCAGGTCGCAGGAATCGGTAGGCCGGAATCCGTTTCAGGTCCGGCGCTACGATGGTTTTCAGGAGGGGTTCAGTGCAGGATGGTGTGGTCGGCCCGCCAAAGCGCGGCGTCGATCAGGGCCTCGGCCATGTCCCAAGACAGCCACGCCGGGGTCGGCTTGTTCCACGGTGCCGGGTCGCGCCCGAGGACGTGGACCCATTCGACCGTCTCGGCAGCCTTGTCGTAGTAGGAGGTCTTCATCCGGGTTTCGAGCGTCGGATAGAGGTGGCCCCGCGCCGCGCAGATCGCTTGGTCGAGGGCTTCCTCGATCTCGCCGATGACCGGAGTGTGCCACGCGATGATCGTCTTCAGCGGGCCGGGAATGTCGCCGATGATGCCCTCGTGATCGTCGTGATGCTCGGACCACTCGACCACCGGGACGGGCGCACCGTCCTTCTCGGCGATCAGTCGGGCAAGGCACTGGTGCGCTTTGATCGTCAGGGCGTCGGCGTTGCCCGAGAACCTGCGGACGCGGCGCAGATTGGCGTCGATTCCGAGGAGGTCGATCTCGTGCGGGTGGGGGTTCAGCAGGTCGGCAATGTGCTTGTCGCCGATCGTCAGTCCCATGGTGAATTGTGACGGTGCGTTCATGGTTCGCCTCAGAAGATCATGTTGACGGCATAGGCTACGACGGCGATCAGGCCCCACCCGGCAGCGACGCCGATGATGATACCGCGACCGGCAGCGATCTTGTCGGACTCTTCGTCCGGCCCGTAGTTGTAGCCCATGGGGAATCCTTTCAGGAGAGGTTCAGTCGCGGACTTCACCATACCGGATCGTGCGGTTTGGTGAAGCCCTGAAGTTCAGGACTCGCCGTAGGGCGCGGCCATCGTGCGGTAGATGCGGCCACGATCCACGCGGGACATCTTCAGCGGATAGCGCGAGGAGAAGCGCCCGGTCGGGCTGCCCGAGGCTTCGATCATCTTGGCGATCATATCCTGCATGGCCTGCCGAACGTCGATCACGCCCTTCTCAAACCGGAGGAGCGCGAAGGCGTGATCCGACATGGCCTCGGTGTTCGGGTCCGAGCGGAAACCACCCTGTTTCGCGATCCGATCGAAAGCGCGCTGAACGCGGGACCGAGGCTGCTGAATGGCAGGCGGCAGGCTGTCGAGCACGGCGTGGCGCGGCCAGAAGTTGAGGACCCGGCGCTCGACATCGGCGAAGTCAACCGTCCTGAAATCAGGATGCAGGCCGGGGTCGGCCATCCGATCGAACGGCGTTTTGGAAACGGACAGGCGGGCGTTCGACCCGATCACGGTCTTCGGCTTGTTGGTCATTTCAGTTCCCCCTTCTGGGCTTTGGTCAGGGCGGTCTGGATCGTCGCTTCCAGATCGTAGCGGGCGGACTCAAGGTGCTCCTCGATCGCACGGTGGTCTTCGGGGTGCTGCGCGCCCTTCCATGCGTCCTCGCGCACGGCGCGCTCAAACTCGGTGATCTTGGCACGCACCCAGCGCGGCACGTCGGGCCTCGGGGTCATCTTACGCGGCATGGTTCAGTCCTCCCGGCTGAAAAGGTCATAGAAGCGATCGGCATCGCGCTTCATCGTCGGAAAGTCAGCCGCGTTCTTCAGGAAATACCGAAGGTCCAAGCGGTCGATTGCGGTGAGCGGGAAGCCCCTGTCGAGTTCCGCTTCCAGCGCGGCGCGCGTGTCGGACTCGGCCTTGATGATCTCGGCGTGTCGCTCGGGCGGCTGCGACCCGAGCGTGACGGCCTCGCGCGTCGCGGCGGCGAAGCGGTCAAGGAGTTTGCTTTGCGTCGGGGTGGGCATGGTTCAGTCCTCCTCGGATTGACACTCGACAAGGGTTTCTGCGCGGACGCGCTTGATCTCCTCCCGATAGGCGCTATCGACATTCCAGAAGACGAGAAGGATCAGCAGCAGGACGAACGGGTTGGTCATTGCTTGTGCTCCGGGCAGAAGAATTGCTCCTTGCGCGGGTTGACGCCCCAGCCACGCCGGGTCGCGAACTTCTGCCACGCGATCATCGGATATGCCTTGCCGTTCGGGGTCGGCTTCTCGATCGAGGCGTCACAGCAGGCGCACTGGATTATGTTCACACGGACGGTCGCGCCGCCGATATGACGGCAGGTCAGGATCGAGTGTGTCTGCGGCTCGGAAAAACGCTTGGGCATGTTGCCTCCGTTGGTTGGTCGTTTCGTCGTGACCAACACATAGGCTACCTCCGGTTGGCAATCAAGTAGAAAAGTCGCTCGATGCCGGTCGCTCGGGATTCGAGAAACGGTCGCTCAAGATTCGTTTTTTGGGATCCGTCAAATGAAAAGGGCGAATCCGTTTTGCGGACCCGCCCTTTTCCGTCGAAGACAAGCCCATGGGCCAGCCGCAACGCTCTCCTGACGATTCGGAAGGTAGCCTCAGTCGAAACTCATTGCAAGGGCGGTCGCATCGGAAATGCAAGAGGCCAGATCGAACCCGCTCGTGCCATCTGCGGCCCGCCATTGGGCACGGCAAAGCTGGGCGTTCGCGAGGATCATGGCTTCGGTCAGGTGGTCGCCCGGCACGTAGCTGCGCGGCATCGGCCCGAGGTCGGGCGGCGCGGCGAAGACGGTCTGCACCTGTTCGATCACCGTCCGGCACGGCTCGATGCTCGGGTTGAGCGCGCGGTCGAGGTAGCTGGCGCAGCCGGTGAGCGCGGCGCGCGCGTGGTCAGGGGAGATCGCCGGGCCGTAGTCCGGGGTGTCCGGCGGCGCAGCGAGGTCTTCGAGCGTGTCCGGCAGGCTGTCGGCCTCGGTGAGTGCCGGGCCGCTGTCGGACGGGCCGATCGAGGCCAGCAGGTCTTTCGGCGCAGGCAAGGCTACGACGGCAACGGCCATGGTGAGGGCGAAGGTGTGGGCGATAGCAGCTTGCATCGGAAGGCGCATGTCCTCGTCTCCGGTGGCTGTGACCCAGCGAGATCGCCGGATCGACCTCGACGGCTTACCGGGCCGCGTCATTGCGGCTCGTGCATCTTCGAGTGATAGCGAGCAGTTGTAGATCAAACAAGCTGGCATGTTCCGATGTTCCGCAGCGAAAGACCGGGCCGTGGCCGGAAAGCGAGGGTTCGCCGGTCGGGGCGAGCCGGAAAAATTGAAGTCCGAGGCTGATCTCGCAGGAAAATCTCGGCGGCTGGATTTTTGGAACGGGCTGGCTTTCCGAAGTAAGAAAAATTGGGACGGGCTGGGTTCCCGAAGTAAGGTCGGACCCCTCGCGCGCGCATCGGTAGAGGCCCCGGCAGGGGGCGGCAGGGGGGTGGAGTCGAGGTCGAGGCGGCGGTCGGCCTTGGTGGAATCGCCTTATCACGCTGCGATGCAGCGTGATAAGCCGCGCTGCGGCGTTACCGCTAACGCGGCGCTGCGGCGCAACGCGCTGCGGTGCAGCGGAGCAACGTGCTGCAATGCGGCATGAATGGCGCGCGTGCTGACCTATGCGCCGCAGCGCGGCACGAGGGGCCGCGTTCTGACCTATTCGTCACATTCCGTTCGGCCCTTGTTCACGGGGAACGCGGCGGGAACGGAATGGGGCGGAATTGTGGCGGAATCTGATCGGCCAACTATAGGAACGCGGGCGCGCGCCCGCGCGCGGATATTGCTTCCGCGCGGATTCCTTGTTCCGATCGGCGCGGCCTGTCCGGGCAGGATTTTATCAGGCCCTAACTTTTTAGGGGGGAGGTATTGCCAACCGCAGGAAGGCAACCTAAGTCTGGTCCAACGGCGGGCCGCTGGGGCCGCGCCGTGGGAAACTCGAAAGGCTACACCATGACACGCAACGCTTACGCTGACTCCTTGTTCGCCAAGTCTGCCGCCGTCTCGCGCCTCTACCCCGCCACGACGCAAAAGGCCGCGATTGAAGCGGCGCGGGACCTTGGCGTCATGATCCGGCGCGACCGTGACGCGCCGTCCGGTTTTGAGGTCTATCCGATCGGCAGCCCGGAACGTGCGACTTATGCGGAATGTCCGCGCGAAGCCCTGTTTCTGGCGGAAGCAATCGCGGAAGATATGGCGCAGAACCGGCTTTCCCTCGTGGGCCGCGCCACGCTCAAATCTGTTTCCGCCGTTCTAGTGCGCCGCGCCGGCGCGGCCTATGGGCTGAAGCCCGGCGCTATCGAGACAACCTTTCACGACGCGATTCCGGCTTTCAACGGCGGCAGCCGCGACTATGACGCGACTCCCTACCTGAAGCGTCCGCTGGCGGAAATTGCCGCCTCGTGGGCCTGCGCCGTTGAAGCGGCAGCGGACGACGCCAAAAGCCTTGCGGAGTCTGAAGGCCGCACGGAACGGACTCACGTTATCACAGGCCGCAATGCGGATGGTAATAGCTACGTCTATGCCCTTGGCAAAAGCCCTGAATTGACCTCGTGGACGGAAGATAAGGCGGAAGCCGTGACGTTCACATATCGCGACGCCGCACGAGTTGCGGCAATGATAGAGGAGTATCAAGACGGAACGCGGGACCTTGAACGCGGCTTTTACAATGTCCGGCCCGTAAAGGCCACACAATGAAGCGGCCCGGCTTTATCCGTGGAATCCTCGTGGATTCCGCCGTTGTCCTAATCATTAGCGCAATTACCCTTTCCCCCCTCTTTCTCTAATAGGAGTCAATTCCATGGCACTAACTAAAGAATCCGCCGCACGTAAAGATTCCCGCACTGGCAAAGCGGCAATGCAGCACCGCCATTTTGCGACCATTGCGGCAATCATCAAAACTTACCCAGATGCAACGTCTAATGAGTTGCGGCAGATTGCCGATCACTTCGCAAAAGAGCTTGCGGACACTAATCCTAATTTTAATGCAGAACGGTTTAAGGCCGCTTGCTTGGATTGAATCGGTTGGGCGCGGCGCAAGCCGTCGCGCCATTCCCATGCAATCCCGCATGAAAGAGAAAGGCTAAACCAATGGAAACGATTAAAGCTAAAATCATCCGTCGCGCTGAACCGGGCAAGTATGGCGAAACCGGATTCGAGAATGGCAAGAATTATGGCGGCAGCAAAGAAATGATCGGCGCGGCGTCTGTCGTGGCAATCGTGAAAGGGCAGTTGCGCGAGATGGTAACGGCGCGCGCCTATATGGGCCGATCGGCGCAAGCGTCCGTTGTCTATGTGTCAGTGTGGATTCACGGCGCAGATGGGCACTTTTCCAGCGGCAGCGGCAACGCTGGCGGGGGAGGCTATCACAAGGCAAGCGCGGCCCTTGCGGAAGCGTTGGAAAGCGCCGGAGTCGAGTTGTCGCAACACATAGGCGGCATGGGCGACGGCGCGATGCGTGAAGCCCTTACCGCCACGGCGCGGGCCTTGGGCGCGCGCGGCAAGGTGCAAGTTTTCTCGCATGGCACGTTTTAAGGAAAGGGCGAACCAATGCACAAGCACGACGTAGAATACACTGACACTTTCGCGGGTGAGGCCAATTATAGCTGGGTGAAACGCGCCGTTATCGCAATGCCCGAATTGACTCATTTTGGTTATGACGGCGGCAGCAATTACACGGCAGCGAATAAAACATACATGCGCGAGTTGATGAAAAAGGCTAAGGCAGAGATGGGCCTAACTGGCGTTAGGGGAACGCGGCATGACTTTGGCGATATGGTAGAGTTTCGCCCATACGGAATGGCGACCGTTCTTTTCATCACATACCACGAGGAGTCCTAAAATGGCTAAAGCGTATCTTCAATTCGGCGGTGCAGCCCTTGGAAAGCCCGGCGGGCCTTTCGAGACAATCGAGACGGAAGCCCGGTTCCAACCGGCCCCGCGTAAAGGGCAGACCGTGACGGGATACGGCAGCGCAATGCCTTTGCCCTATATGGTCAAACTACATGACAAATGGCGGCGCGTTTACTGCGCCAATTATGGGAACGCGGGAACCGCCTATATCGGAAAGCCCGGCGCATGGGAGGCAATCGTTTCCACGATAGAGGATTGAATCGGTTCGGCGCGGCGCAAGCCGTCGCGCCATTCCCATGCAATCCCGCATGAAAAGAGAAAGGCTAAACCAATGGCTAAAGAATATTTCCCCGGTGAAACTTTTGATTTTGTTCACAATGGCGAGTCCTTCGTCGCGACTATCAAACCGGACTATGACCACGGCGCACCATGGGAGGAAACAGACGGACACGGGCCGGTGACGGAATGGGAAAGCCGTGACAAGTTGCCCGGTGAGTTGATCCTAAATGACGACGGACGGAATGGGCGGAAACGCTTTTACGATTATGCGGAAGCCTGCCGCATTGCCCGGCGTGACGGCTGGGGAACGCTTCCCGCGCCGTTGAAGGTCACAACGGACGACGACGGGAAGGCCCCCTATGAAAAGCGCGGCGGCACGGCTGAATCCGGCCCGTACAAGGCGACGGACCCCGACGACGTGAACCGGGCAATCTCGGCGGTCTATGCGGCCTATAGGGCGACCATGACACCGCGCCAGTACGCGGCAGCGGCAGCCCGTGCGGACTATGAAAACCTGCGCCAGTGGTGCGCCGACCAATGGCAGTATATCGGAGTCATTGTGCGCCGCGCGGGGGATTGCCAATGCTGCGGCAAGTCCGAGTCCCTATGGGGGATTGAATCCAATGCGGGGGATTACATTGAAGAAACGGCGCACGAATTGGCAGACGAAATGGCGGGGGAAGAATAATGGAACGACTCACGGCTGAACAAATCGCCGATCGGGCCGAACCGTTTCAGGGCCGCACTAATACGGTCGCAATAAATCGGGCCTTTCGCGCCCAAGATGAATCCGCGCTCTTTCCCGTATCGGGCCGGTTCAACGCTACTGAAAGGGCAATCCGCCAGACGCGCGCAAACTTTCGCGATATGGGCGAACCGTGCGAAGGGCTGGCCTATGCCCTATCCCTAGACGCCGCGCTTTCCCGCATTGTGAATGGAGTCCTGTCGTGAACGCCCTAGACCGTCAAAAGCGCATGGCGCGGCATGTCGCGCTATTTCACCTGCTAACGTGGGCCGCGCGCCTAGGGCTTGCCGCCTGCGGCCTCGTGGCGGCATGGCGCGGCGCACATTGGTTATTGATCGGCGGGGCCTTCTATATCCTCGTGACTTGGGCGCGGCCCGGACCAGACGACAGGCTTTAGCGCCAGAACGATAGAGGGCCGCCCTAGGGCGGCCCTTCGCATGTCCGGGGCCTGCTACCCCGCCAGAACGATAGAGGGCCGCCCTAGGGCGGCCCTTCGCATGTCCGGGGGGATAGAGGCCCCTACTTCCCTGCCGCGCGCCCTAGGGCGGCAAGCGTCCGCAGGTATCCCCCTATGTCGGAAGGATGGACTCCAAGGGCTGCCGCTGCCGCCTTGTGCGACTCGTGCTCTACCCCACCCAACGTCACCGGCTTGTTAGCGCGGCCCGTTCCTCGTGTATGGGCGGCAAGGGCTTCCCTGCCCTGCCCTACGTTGTCCAACGTGCCGATCTTGCGCGCATTGCAAACGGTCTGCGGCGTGACGCCAAGGGCGCGCGCGGCAGCCGTGGCGGAAGGGTAGCGAGTCCCCCGGATGGAAACAGGTTTGGTCATAGGTTGAGTCCTCGTGTCAGTAGAGCCGTGCGGCCCGGAAAGCGGCCCGCCCATAGGCGCGGCCCGTGCTCTACTAGGTAAGGTGCAATTTAACACAAGACAACGGCTTATATTTGCACGGGCTGCCGTGCCCGGTTCTGGCGGCAAGCGTCCGGCCCGATCGGCATGGGGCAATCCGGCCCGGCGCAAGCCCGTGCGGCAGCATTAGCGAATCCAACGGAACGCGGCGCGACGGGCTGAAGGGCGACACGCGGCAGGGCATGAGGTGCCACCAGTCAGCCGCCGCGCTGCGGCGTAGATCGGCGCTGCATCGCGGCACTAGGTCTTACATATCCACGTATCAAGATATGCGGATACTAGCATATGCAAGTATCAATACATTCGGATACCAAGATATATGGATATATGTATATGCGTGCATCACTATACTAAACTACTAAACGACCGAACGAAGTTTGGTCGCTCGGGTCCTCCGGGGGTCGTGGGACCGTCCGGGGGGTGGCGCTGAGCGCGGATGTCCGAAGTTTTTCTAAACTCTGAGCGTTTATCGGATATTTTTTCAGTTTAGTCGTTCAGTGGTGGGCGATCGTGATCTCGGGAAAGCCGATATTCCGGCCTCGGCGACGATCCGGCGGGCGCGGGGCGACCCCCTGAACTGGCCCCTCCTGAAATCCTGAACTCGATCCGGCGGGGGCTTGGCCCAAACGACTGAAACAGTTCAGTGAGCGCAGTTCAGTCTGTGCCGGGGGTGTGCCGGGTCGTTTTACCCCGGCACAGCCTAACCCCTTGTTTCTGCTACCTTTGTGCCGGGTGTGTCGGGTGTGTCGGGGTAATGGAACTTAAACAAGAGGAGGGGAAAATAGATAGTTTAACGGGTGAACTATCGTCGGGAGCGGTGCGCGGCTTGCTAAGTTGGAAATGCCCGGCACACCGGCACAGCTTCCGGCTCGAAAGGGCCTCAAAACCCTTATTCATAAGGCTGTGCCGGGGTGTGCCGGGGTCTGTGCCACCCCGGCACAGATTCGAGCCATTTTTCGAGATTTTCGGTCATGCTCGCGCTGAACCACGGACTGAACCAAACTGAAAAGTTCAGGGGGCAAAAACGACAACGGCGACCCACACGGGTCGCCGTTGCTCCTCGCTTCGATCTGTGCCGGGTTCTACTTCCTGAACTCGACCACGTTGCTCTTTTCCGCCTCGTCCAGTTGTTCCCAAACTGCGATTTGGTCCGGCCCCGGAACGTAGGAGCGCACCGGGTTCTTCGTCCGCTCACCGTTGATAGTGACCCGCTCGCGCGCCCCCGACTTGACCCAGCCCAGCTTGTTGAGGGCTTCCGCGACGACCTGCGACATCTGCCCCGTGACCTTCACGCCGTCGAGCCATTCGGTCGCGATCTTGTGGGCGAAGACACGCTTCGGCCACTCGTAGGTCGCGCCGCCTTGGGCCTCGTCAAAGTCGTCGCCGACGCGGACCTTCGAGTTCAGTTTATCGGCGAGGATCGCGGCCACCATGTCGGCGTCGTTCTCGCGCAGGCTACCGGCTTGCAGTTCCTCGGCCTCCTGCTGGGCCTCAAACGACGTAAGGTGCAGCGGGAGCATCCCGTGCGGCTGGACGGCGCGCATGGCCCGGTATGCGGCCACGGCCTCGGCCCAAATCTGCGGCATGGCTCGCGCGAGCCGGTCGGTTTCAATGCTGTCCACGACGACCTCGATCGGCCAAAAGCGCCGGTTGCCGGTCTGGTCCCGCAGGAAGTCCTTGTTGTTCGTGGACCCCATGAAGACGCACTGGCGCTTGAAGACCTGAGCGTTGCGCCGGTAGGCGAGGCGCACGTTCGTCTCGGTGCCCGAGATGAAGGCTTTCATGTCCTCGACCGCCGAGCGGCCCACAGCGGAGAGTTCCGGCAGTTCCATGATGAGGCAGCCCATCATCTGCTCCACCATGGCCTTTTCGTCCGAGAAGTTGGCCTTCAGTTCCCCGGCCCAGCCGAGCGCGAGCACGTTGATGAAGGTGGACTTGCGCTTGCCCTGCGCGCCCCACAGCGTCGGCACGTAGTCGAACTTGTGCCCCGGCTCATAGACCCGCGCCACGGCGGCGATCAGGAACTTGCGCGCGGCCTCACGGTAGTAGGGCGTGTCGGGGCAGCCGAGGTAGTCGATAAAGAGCCGATCGAGCCGGGTGTTCTTGTCCCAATCGAAGGACTCAAGCCGGTCCCTGACCGGGTGGAAGCTGTTCATGCGCGCGGCGAGGTCCACGGCCCCGGTGAGGTCGCGGTCGGACACCTTCATGCCCCAGCCCTTCTTGCCGGTCCCGGCCTCGCTTTCGAGCACCACGCGCACGTTGTTCTCGTGGTAATCCTGCCACGGGTCGCCGTTCTCCTTGTCGGCGATCGGCGGCGGCGTGATCCAGTCCAGCTTCGTGCGCAACGGGACGCGGCAGACGGCGCGGGCGTGGAACTCGTTGAACGCGATGCTGTCGCGGAAGCGCGGGTCGCAGGTCAGAATGCGCGTGATGTTGGCGATATTGGGGATCACCTTGCCCGCCCGGTCGGCTTCCAGCGTCGCCACCCAGCCCTCCTCGGGCTTGGGCCGCTTCTTCGGCTTGAGCGGCTTCAGGATCGCCCGGCCCAACTCTTTCGCCGGCACGTCGCCCACCAGTTCGCTCGGGTCGTCCTCGTCGTCCTCATCGTCCTCGTCGCGATCGACGGGTTCAGGCACCGTTCCCACCATGGAGTCGATCTCGTCGTCCTCGATCTCGATCTCATCCTCATCCCACAGGTCATCGAACATCTCGTTCGTGTCGTAGTTCGACGCGACAACCTGTTTGCGATAGGCGTCGTCGTCCTTGATGAACTCGACCATGGCCTTGTAGGAGGGGTATTCGTTCGCCTTCTTGCCCTCGGCGTCGAAGCCCTTGTCCTCGTCGGCGAACTTGTGGATGCGCACGAGATCGAAGGCGTTGACGAGCATGTCCGAGCACGGGTCGGACCCGTGGTGGGAATAGAGGAACAGGCCGTCGTCCTGCACCTCGGCCCCGTTGACCGTGGTGCCCCCGAGGTACGAGTAGCGCGGCTTGGCGCTCGGCAGGTCCACCGGGGCATAGACATCGGGCAGGAACTTGTCGATCGCGTCCTCGACGCTGTAGGCGCGGCAGAAGTTGCCGACCGGGCCGACCTTCTCGGTCGGGTCTTCGGCCTTCTCGGCGGTCTGGCGCAGCTTCTCGTCGGGCGCTTTCGGCAGGAGCGTGATGTCGCGCCAGTCGCCGACCGTCATCTCGAAGGTGTCCAGCACCTCGTTCGGATCGGCGAGTTCACCCTCGTGGACGACGAAATGGTATTTGCCGTCCGAGCACCGCGTCGGCAGGAACATCATCTGCGCCGACCGGAAGGACACCGGGTCAGGCAGCTTCATGGTCGGGTCGAACTGCGAGGCCAAGATGCGGCTCACCGCCGGGTAGGCGTCGTTATCCACGCCGACGCTGACCGGGATGATGACCCGGAAGCGCGGGTCGTCCGGTGTGTGCCGCCGCGAGGTGTGGACGGCGTACTCGAAGGGGATGCCGAGGGTGTTCTTATATACGGCCTTGAAGAACTCGACCGTCACATAGTCGAAATCGAGGGTGATGAAGTCGGACGGCAGCGCCGATGATCGGTTCCGCCGCTTGCCCCCCGTGTGGGCGCGGAACCAGAATCCGCGCATTGCCTTCTTGTCACGCTGCTGAAGGTCCGACATCTTGTTGAACTGCCGGAACGTCTCTCCGGTGTTCATCGCGTCGTGGAACAGCGAATAGAAGTCGTCCAGCGTTTCAGTCTTGTCGCGCACTTTGCCGAAGTTCGATCCGTCTCCTTGGGAGAAACGGACCATCTTCGCGCCGTTGATTCTGCTCGTCTTCATGTAGATTCCAGTCAGGATGGTTGCGGCGGCTGCTATGACCGCAGCGGTTGCCACCGTAGCGAGTCAGTTCAGTAGTTGTAAACGAACGGCTCGAAGTCCTTCCGGCTCACGCGGCCCGGTTCGCCCTCGGGGACTCCAATTCGCCCGATCGCTACCAGTCGGTCAACCCTAGACGCGGGAACGCGCTGCTGGGCGATCCACTTCTGGATCGAGTATCGCTTGAGCGGATAGAGTTCCGCAAGGCGGGTGATCGTCTTCCTCCCGTGCTTGTTTTCAGGAACCGTCTTCAGAAGCAGCTTGGACAGGTCGTCCTGCGCGTCTTCAGGGGTGGCATAGATCGGCATTTTCAGTTTCCCTCTTGCATGTGTCGCCAGACCTTTATATGTAGCCAACCAGACGTTGACAACCCCGTCGTCGTCATGGCACATAGAACGCCTACCGCAACGAACGATTCTGAAAGGACCTATCATGTCCATGGACAAGATGATCGCTGACCTGACCGCCGCCCTCCTGCGCAATGCCGAGGCCACCGAGGCACACACCGCCGCGATCGACAAGATGGCCGCTGGCGCGGCGTCCGCGAAGACCACCTCGACCAAGGCTGCCGCCGCCGACACCTCGGACGCCGACGCCGAGAAAGCCGCCAAGGCCGAGAAGGCTGCTAAGGCCAAGGCCGCGAAGGAGAAAGCCGCCGCCGACAAGGCTGCTGCCGAGAAGGCCGCTGCCGAGGAGAGCGAAGGCGACGGCGACGAAATCTCCGTGGCCGAGGCTGCCGAGCGCGTCACCACCTACCTGAAGACCGGCGACAAGGCCGAGCGCGCCGAGCGCAAGGCGAACATCGGCAAGATCATCGAGCACTACGATGTCGCCCGCTTCACCGCGATCCCCGGCGACAAGCTGGCGGAAGCCCTCGGCTACGTCGAGGACTTCGAGGAGGGCCGGACCCCCGAGTTCATGGCCGACTCGGATGACGATGGCGACGATGACGGTGATGTCGTCTGAACTATCTCTGAACTAGCCTCGGGGAGCCTTCCCCGAGGTCAACTGAACCCATAACGAAAGAGTGAACAATGGGTAATCTCGAAGACCAACTGACCCACACCCAAAAGACCGCGCTGAACAGCCTTCGCGCTGCTGGCGGCGCGGAGGTCTTGCTTCCGCACGTCGTTGGGGCCAAACTGCGGAACATGGGTTTCGCCGACAAGGTGGACGACCCGAAGATCGAGCGTCGGCGGGGCTGCTCGGTCTATACGGCTCGTTAAGCCCAGCCCCCGGCGGATTCTCCTCCCTTCCGCCGGGGGTTCCCTTCTCCCTGACACGGAACTGAACCTCATGTCCGACACCGACGAGATTGCGCACTCGAAGCGTGGGCCTTCCACGGCCCACCGCTGGCGGAAATGCCCGGCTTCGGTTCGGGCGTCGGCAGGCCACCCGAATACCGCTGGCATCGAAGCTGCCTATGGCACCGTCTTCCACGACTTCGCCGCCGACTGCCTCGAAATGGGGCTTGAGCCGCACGGCTTCGTCGGTGACGGGATGGAGGTCGAGGGCTTCGGCTGGCTTGAGTTCGATCACGAGATGGCCGACAACATGCTGGCCGGTCTGGACCTGCTGTGGGCCATGGAGACGGACACCACCACCCTTCTTGTCGAGAAGCGCGTGAGCCTTGCCGAATGGGTCGGCGAAGGCGAGTTCGGCACGACCGACGCCGCGCTGCTCGACCCCGCGAACTGGACGATCACCGTCTTCGACTGGAAATACGGGCAGGGCGTCCCGGTCCATCCCGAGGAGAACGATCAAGCGATCCTCTATGCGCTCGGAACGTGGTCCGACATCGCCCGCGATATGTTCGCCGAGGAAGCGCGTCGCCGGGGGATCGACCCCGACCGGAACGCCTCTTGGGCCGAGGACATCAAGGTTCAGGTGATGATCGAGCAACCCCGCGCGCCCGGCGGTGGCGGAACGTGGGTGACGACCATGGGGCACCTGTTGCGCGAGGGCCGTCGCATTCGCGAGGACGCCGCGCTGACCGAAGACCCCGATGCGCCCTTCGTGCCCGGCGAGAAGCAATGCAACTTCTGCCCGGCGGCGCGCTACAATACCTGCGAGGCCCGCGCCCGCTGGTTGACCGACCTCATGGGCTTGGAGTTCGATGACCTCGAAACCGAGTTCATGGTCGGCGAGGAACCCACGCTGCGCCGGGCCATGACGCCCGAACAGCGGTCGCAGGTGCTCTTGTCCAAGGGCACCATCGAGAAGTACCTGAAGCAGCTTCAGGAGGAAGCCTACAAGGACGCCGAGATGGGCCGCGAGGTGCCCGGCATGAAGATGGTCGCCGGACGGCGCGGCAAGCGCGCCTTCACCGACCCCGTGCGCGCCGAGGTGATCCTGAAGAAGAATCTGGGTGACGAGGCATACCTGCCGCGCGCTCTGATCTCCCCGCCGCAGCTTGAGAAGCTGGTCGGGAAGAAGCAGTACCGGGAAGTCTACGCCCGGTATGTGCAGATGGGGGAAGCGAGGCCGATCCTCGTCCCTGAAACTGATCCGGGTGAGCCGATACGGGATGCCCTGTCGGACCTGCCGGACGCACCTGACGAAGACGACGTAATCTAGGAGACTACCATGGCGAAGGCCAAAGCAGACATCATCGGCAAAGTCACCCTGCTCAACGTGCGCCTCTCCTTCGAGAAGCTGTACGAGCCGAATCGTTCCGAGAACGACGACGGCACGATCCGCGAGACGTGGGGCGCGAACTTCCTGATTCCCAAGGAAGACGCGAAGGAGATGCAGGGCGTCTTCAAGGGCAAGAAGATGCCCATCCTGAAGGCGATCAAGGCGGCGGGCGACGAGGCCAAGGCGAAAAAGTGGGGCGACGATCCCGACAAGTGGCCCAAGATCAAGGACGACCGGAAGTTCTTCCGCGACGGCGATCAGGAGAATTGGGACGGTTACGCCGGGAACCACTACGCTTCGGCCAACGCCCAACTGAACGAGCGCCCGTCCGTCATTACTAACCGCAAGGACGGCAACGGCAAGTGGATCGAGGCCGAGGGCGGCGGCAAGAACGCCCCCTACTCGGGTTGCTACGTGAACGCGGTGCTCGTGATCTGGGCGCAGGACAACAAGCACGGCAAGCGCCTGAACGCGCAGGTCAAGGCGGTCCAGTTCTTCCGCGACGGTGAGCCGTTCGGCGGCACCTCGATCGACGTTGACGAGGAGTTCGATGACGATATGGCCGGGACCGAGGGGTCGATCGGCGGCGACTTCAGCGATGACGAGGAGGATGATGACGACGACATGATCTGATACATCATAGGGGGCTGTTCACGGGCAGCCCCCGCCACCACGAGAGGACTCCTGACATGATCCCCAAGACCGGCCAGTGGGCCGTCCTGCGCCACCCCCTCCTTCCGCAGTATGCGAACCCGCACCCGATCGAGGTCGTGGGTGTCACGCCGCGCCGCGTCCAAGTGCTGACTGGCGGGGGCCGCAGCCGCGTGAAGGCCGTGATGATCGCCCGCGTCATGGCCGCGTTCGACACCCGAGAGGAAGCCGAGCGTTTCTGCGCCGCAGCGTTCGCCCTGCGCGTTGCCCGTGACGAGGCCGAGCGCGCCGCCGAGCGTGAATACAATGAGGCGATCGCCGCCCTGCTGAGAGACGCCTGATGCCCGACCGCCTGCATATCGACTTCGAGACGTTTTCCGAGATGAACCTGAAGGACACCGGGTCGTCCGTCTATGCGCGGCACACCTCGACCGAGGCGTTGATGACCGCCTTCGCCTTCAACGACGCGCCGATCCAGCAGCTTGCCCACGCCGAGGGTGAGCCGCTGACGGCTGAACTGTCCGAGGCGCTGGTCGATCCCGAGGTCATCAAGTGGGCATGGAACGCGCCCTTTGAGATGCAGATCATCGAGCACACCCTCGGGCTGCCGGTGGACATTCGCCAGTGGCGCGACACGATGGTTCTGGCGCTGCATTGCTCGCTGCCGGGGTCGCTGGGCAAGGCCGGTGAGGTCATCGGCCTGCCGATGGATCAGCAGAAGGACCGCCGGGGCAAGGCCCTGATGCGGAAGTTCTCGTTCCCCCGAAAGCCGTCGAAGAACAACCCCGCGACGCGGGTGTTCTGGTATGACGACCCCGACGACTGGTGCGACTACCTCGCCTATAACCGATCGGACGTGGAATCCGAGCGCGCGATCTACCGCCGCCTGCGCAAGTTCGACATGAGCGCCGACGAATGGGACCTCTGGTTTCTCGATCAGGAGATCAACCGGGCCGGGCTTCCGATCAACCGGGCCATGGTGACGAACGCGCTGCGCATCTACGAACAGGCGCTCGCCGAGGCGCTGGACGAGATGGCCGACATCACCGGCCTCGCGAACCCGAACTCGGTGAAGCAGCTTCTCCCGTGGCTGCGCGAACAGGGCTACCCCTACGAGGACATGAAGAAGGGCCACATCACGCAGGCGCTCGCGGACATCGGGAACCGCATCATGGACGGCGCGGCGCATCCCGAGGAGGAGCGCGACCTCTACCGGGTGCTGGAACTGCGCGCCGAAACCTCGCGCACCTCGATCAAGAAATACTACGCCCTCGACCGGGCGACCGACGACGACGGCCTGCTGCGGAACGTGCTTCAGATGAACGGCGCGGCCCGCACAGGGCGATACGCTGGGCGCATCTTCCAGCCGCAGAACCTTCCCCGGCCCGAGAAGCGGTTTGAGCCGATGCAGCCGCAAATCGCGCGGGCGATCGAACACCTCGATCTCGAAGCCCTGCGCATGGTTCACGGCAACCCCTTCGACGTGCTCGCCTCGGCGTTGCGCCCGGCGGCGCAGGCCCCCGAAGGCTTCACCTTTCTGGACGCCGACCTGAACGCGATCGAGAACAGGGTGCTCGGCTGGCTCGCCAACTGCGACAAAATCCTCGACGTGTTCAAGCTGAAGCGCGACCCCTATCTCGCCTTCGCGGCCTACCTCTACGATCAGCCCTACGAAGACCTCTGGCACGAATACAAGGTGCTCGGGAACGGCGCGAAGCGGTCGATCGGCAAACCCGGAACGCTCGGCGCGGGCTACGGCATGGGCGCGGGGCAGCAGCGGGTGAACCACCAGACGGGCGAGATCGAGGCGACCGGCCTGCTGGGCTATGCGTGGGGCATGGGCGTCAAGCAGTTCACGCAGGAGGACGCGCAGCACTCGATCGACACCTTCCGTCGCGAGTTCAAGGAGGTGAAGTCCTACTGGTACGCCCTTGAGAAAGCCGCCAAGCGGTGCGTCAGGACCGGCAAGCCGCAGGAGGAGGGCTACGTCCGGTTCGACATCAAAGGCCCCTTCATGCGTATGATCCTGCCCTCGGGACGCCCACTGCACTACCTGCGCCCGAAATTGGAGGAGCGCGAGACGCCGTGGGGCGAGATGCGCCAGTCGCTCACCTACGAGGGCCTGAACGACAAGAAGCAATGGGTGCGGACCCACACCACGCCGGGCAAGATCGTGGAGAACGCCGACCAAGCGATCAGCCGCGACCTGCTGGTTCACGGCATGAAGCTGGCGAAGAAGGAAGGTCTGGACATTCGACTCCACGTCCACGATCAGATCACCCCGCTCATTCGCGAGGAGGACGCTGCGGCCAAGCTGCCGGTCCTCATTCAATGCATGGAGGAGGTGCCTGTCTGGGCACCCGGCCTGCCGCTCGGTTCCGCCGGGCACATCACCACCCACTTCATCAAGGACTGACACATGGCCCACTTCACCGACCTGATCTACACCCACCAGAAGACCGGCAGGCACTACCGCATCATTCATTTCGGCATCCGCGAGAGCGACATGACCCCCGTGGTGATCTACAAGACGCTGATCGGCAACACGGTCTGGGTCCGGCCCTGTTCCGAGTTCTTCGACGGGCGGTTCGTGACCGGCGGCGCTGAACCGAAAGCGCGGGAAACCGAAGTGAACCTCGAAAACGCCGACCCCGAAGCCGCGAGCACTAAAACGCTCACGATCCGAGGCAGCGGCGGCCCGAAGTAATGCGGGAGTCTGCCGTCGAGATGCCGGTCGTTCGCCGCGCCGAGATGGCGGGCTACTACGTGCGGAAGGTCCAATGGCCGGGTCGCCGCCACGCACCCGACCGGCTGTTCGCCCGCGCTGATCGCGGAACGGTCTTCATCGAGTTCAAGCGCCCCGGTGAGTCGCCTCGCCGGGGCCAGACCGTTGAGCATGAGAGGATGCGGAAGGCTGGCATTGAGGTGCATGTCTGCGATACTGCCACGGACGCCCTGCGCATCCTCTGGCTGCTGCCGGGGCACAACGGCGGGCCACCGCTGGACGACGACTGGAAGGACATTGTGTGAAGACCGTTCTCCCGAAGCACCTGACCGACATCGAGGCGATCGAACTGATCCACGGCCCGCCGAAGACGATCCTCGACGCTGAGAACCTGCGCCCCTACCAGAACTGGATGGTGGACGCGATCAAGAGCCTGCCGGGCGTCCTGCTGGGCGCTGAGATGGGCCTCGGGAAGACCGGGGCGGTGCTGAAGGCCGTGTCCGACCTGATCGCTACCGGCGAGGCCAAGCACGTCCTCATCATCGCGCCGCTGCGCGTGACCGAGAACACATGGCCCGAGGAGATCGCGAAGTGGTCTTTCTCGCGGCATCTGCGCTACCGGATCGTCACCGGCACTGAGGCCGAGCGGAAGGCCGCGCTGCGCTTCGGGCCGTGCAAGATCACGATCGTCAACCGGGAAAACCTCGGCTGGCTCATCAAATACATCGGCCTGCGGCGCTGGCCCTTCGACACGATCATCTACGACGAGGTGAGCCGCCTGAAGGCGGGCCGGAAACGCTCGAAGCCGAAGCCCCGCGCAGACGGCACCATGCCCGCGCCGCGCCTGACCGAACTCGGTGTGATCGACCGGGTGCGCACGAAGACGGTACGGTTCGTCGGCCTGTCCGGCACCCCGGCCCCGAACGGCCTGATCGACCTCTGGGGGCCGATGTACGCCGTGGACAAGGGGGAACGCCTCGGCACGTCGATCACGGCCTACAAGCAGCGGTGGTTCGTGGAGAACCAGTACGCCCATACGATCGAACCTCTGGCCCATTCCGAGGATGAGATCATGAGCCGGATCAAGGATCGGTTCTTCGCGCTGCGCGAACAGGACTACCTGAAGCTGCCGCCGCTGGTCGAGATCGACCATAAGGTCCGGCTCGACCGGGCCGTGATGAAGCGATACCGCGAGTTTGAGCGCGAGATGGCGATCGACCTCGTGAACAACCGGGACGAACCTGAGACGATCGAGGCCGTGAACAACGGTGTGCTCACCGGCAAGCTGCTTCAGTTCGCCAACGGCTCGCTCTATACCGAGGACGGCGACGCGGTGCCGGTCCACACCGAGAAGCTGGACGCGCTGGAATCCATCGTTCAGGAGAGTGCGGGTGCGCCAATGCTGGTTGCCTACTCGTTCAAGTTCGATAAAGATGCGATCAAGAAGCGGTTTCCCTACGTCCGGGTTTTCGGTGATAGCGCGAGCGATATGCGCGACTGGAACGCCGGGCGGATTCGGATGCTGTTGCTGCACCCCGCCAGTGCGGGCCACGGGCTGAACTTTCAGGCCGGGTCCAACATCTCGGTTTGGTACGGGCTGACGTGGAGTCATGAACTCTACATGCAGTTCCTCAAGCGGCTGCACCGATCGGGGCAGACGCGCGACCGGGTGTTCCTGCACCGAATCATCGCGGAGGGCACCGCCGACGAACTGATCCTGCCGGTCCTGCGGAACCGGAAGGCGACCGAAGACCGATTGAAGGAAGCTGTCATGGTGCAGTTGGAGAGGGCCGCGCATGGCTAAGAGCATCGAAAAGCGGCTGGACCTGCACCGGCAGTCCCGCCAGCAGGGCGTGGATCACCGGCTCGCCGCAGACGGCGATCTGACCGCCAAGGGCGTGACGACGGCGTGGCTGTCCACGGCGTTCAAGATGCCCGAGCCGACCGTGCGCTACCGGCTGCGCGGCTGCCCGATCAAGGCGACGAAGACGCGCGGCACGAAGATGAAGGTCCACCTCTACGACCTGCGCACGGCGGCGGGTTTCCTCGTGGCCCCGGCCTTCAGCACGAAGGAATACATGAAGGCGCTGAAGAAGGGCGACCTGCCCCCGGCGCTTCAGCAGTCGGTGTGGGACGCCATGCTGAAGCGGCAGAAGTGGGAGGAGAACGCGGGCGACCTGTGGCGCACGGACCAGATCAGGGAAGTGCTCGGCAGCACCTTCCAGACGATCAAGTTCACCGTCCAGCTTTGGGCCGATACCGTCGAGCGGCAGGTCCAGCTTTCCGAGGATCAGCGCCGGATCATCATCGAAATGTCGGATGCGCTTCAGGGTGCGATTTTCGACGCCCTCGTGAAGCAGATGAACGAGAACATGACCGGGCCGCAGTTGGCCGAACTTGAGCAACGGTTCGGCGACTCCGAGCGCATCGAAACCATCATGGCCGACGACGCGGACGAAGACGCCGAAGACGCCGAGATCGAGGACATGGTATGAACGCCCGGCACCTGTTCAATGAGACGATCGAGTCGCTGGTCGTGGACGCGGCCAAGAGCGCGCGCCCGCCTGAGCGCCTGACCGTGGCCGAGGCTGCCGAGCGATACCGCAAGCTGAACAACCCCGGCGCTTACGTCGGGCCGCTGAAGAACGACATCACGCCATACCTGATCGAGCCGATGAACACCCTGCAATCTCGGGACTTCACGGGCATGGTTTTCAGTGGCCCGGCTCAGGCCGGGAAAACTGAGATGTTCTTGAATTGGCAGACTTATTCCGTCATGTGCGACCCCGCCGACATGATGCTCGTGCAGACCTCGCAGACCACGGCGCGCGACTTCTCGATGCGCCGGGTGGACCGGATGCACCGGCACAGCCCAGAAGTCGGCGCGATGCTGGCCCCGTCCAAGAGTGCCGACAACACCTTCGACAAGCACTACAAGTCGGGGATGATGCTCACCCTGTCGTGGCCGACGATCAACGAACTGTCCGGCAAGCCGATCCCCCGCCTGCTGCTGACCGACTACGACCGGATGCCGGAAGACGTGGACGGCGAGGGCAACCCCTTCGACCTCGCCCGAAAGCGCGCGACCTCCTTCCGCAGTCACGGCATGTGCGCGGCTGAGTCCTCGCCCGGCTACGCCGTCGAGAACCCGAAATGGGTCCGCGCCACGAAGCATGAAGCCCCGCCCACCCGTGGCGTCCTCGCGCTCTACAACCGGGGCGACCGGCGGCGCTGGTACTGGGATTGTGTTGAGTGCCACGGCAAGTTTGAGCCGGACTTCAGCCTGCTAGTCTGGCCCAAAACCGACGACATGATGGCGGCTGCCGAGATGGCGACGCTGCGCTGCCCGCATTGCGGGATCGACTACCACCACGACCCGATGGACGGGATGCCCGGCAAGCACGAGATGAACCGGAACGGGCGCTGGATTCAGGACGGCATGACATGGGCGAAGGACGGCTCGATCACCGGGACGCCGATGCGCTCCTCGATCGCCTCGTTCTGGTTGAAGGGCGTCGCCGCCGCGTTCTCCGACTGGAAGACGCTCGTGTTCAATTACCTGTCGGCGATTAAGGACTACGAGAACACCGGCTCTGAGGAGACGCTGAAGACGACCGTGAACACCGATCAGGGTGACGCCTACACGCCCAAGAGCCTCGCCAGCGACCGGGTGCCCGAGGCGATCAAGGCCCGCGCCCGCGATCTCGGCTTCCGCGAAGTCCCGGCGGCGGTGCGCTTCCTGATCGCGACGATTGACGTGCAGAAGAACCGCTTCGTGGTTCAGGTACAGGGCGTCGCGCTGAACGGCGACATCTACGTGATCGACCGCTTCGAGATCAAGAAGTCCAAGCGGAAGGACGACGACGGCGAGCGCCTGTGGGTGAACCCCGGCGCGTACCCCGAGGACTGGAAGCTGCTGGCCGACGAGGTGCTGGCGAAGGCTTACCCGCTGTCGGACGGCTCGGGCCGCATGATGGGCGTGAAGCAGGTGATTTGCGACTCCGGTGGCCGCGAGGGCGTGACCGCGAACGCATACAACTTCGTGCGGTGGCTGCGCTATGGCCCCGAGGACGAAGAATCCCAGACCAACCGGGACGAGGGAACCTATGAATGGGACCCAGGCATGGCCGGGCGCTTCATGTTGCTGAAGGGTGCCTCGCAGAAGGAAGCGCCGCGCGTCGCGATCAGCTACCCGGACTCGCAGCGGAAGGACCGGAACGCCGGGGCGCGGGGCGAAATCCCCGTGCTGTTCATCAACCCGAACACCGTGAAGGACATGGTGGACAAGAAACTCGACCGTCTCGATCCCGGCGGTCGGTTCTGCTTCCCGAAGTGGCTGAACGATAACTTCTACATCGAACTGACCGTCGAGGTGAAGGACCCCGTGAAGGGCTGGCTGAACCCCCGGAACTACCGAAACGAAAGCTGGGACTTGCTGGTCTATTGTGTCGCCGCTACGTTGACGCCTGCGATCGGTCTGGAATACATGGACCCGTCCAACCCGCCGTCTTGGGCCGAGGAGTGGGACCAGAACGATTTGGTCTTCGATCCGTCGGTGCAGGAAAAAGCGTTCGACGCTGAACCGAAACCGGGGCATAGTCTGTCCAAACTGGCGAGTAATCTGGCATGACCCTGACCGATGAACAGCGCGTAATCCTCGAAGCCCGGCTCACCGAAGCCGAGGATGCCCTGCATCAACTGGCGATCGGGAACAAGGCGCGGGTCTTCGTTGACCAGAACGGCGAGCGTGTCGAGTTCGCCATGACGAGCATGGACCGCCTGCGCGGCTATGTGATGAACCTGAAGGTCCAACTCGGGAAGCCCACGGGCATCTCTGGACCGATGACCCCGTGGATGCTCTGAATGGCTAAAGACCTCACGCAAGACGAACAGCGCGAAATCGACGCCCTCGTGGGGTCTGGCGTTTCGGACCCGGCGGCGTTCGGCGGGGCCTATGACGGCGCGGCGCGGTTCGACAATCAGATTGCCGGGTGGAACCCGCCCGTGCAGTCTGCCGACCTCGACCTGCTGCCCGAGAAGGACACGCTCGATGGCCGGACCCGCGACGTGGGCCGGAACGACGCCTATGTGCAGAACGGCTTTGAGTTGCACAAGGACTCGATCGTCGGCTCCTCCTACCTGCTGAACTCGAAACCGATCTGGTCGGTGCTCGGCAAGACCGAGGCGTGGGCCGAAAATTTCCAGAAGGAGGTCGAGGAGAAGTTCACACTCTGGGCCGAAAGCCCGATGAATTGGGTGGACGCTTCCGAACAGAACGACTTCACGGCGATGATCCGGCTCGCGGTCGGCGTCAACACCATGGGCGGCGAGGTTCTGGCGACGGTCGAATGGCTTCGCGGCGGCGGGCGTGAGTTCGGCACCGCGATTCAGATGATCGACGCCGACCGCCTGTCCACGCCCTACGAGTTGCTGAACGACCGGAACGTCCGTAAGGGCATCCGGTTCGATCGCTTCGGTCGCCGCCGCAGCGCCTATATCCGGGTCGATCACCCGATGGATTACGGCATGGCGTGGCGCGGCGAGAACTTCTGGAAGGAGGTGCCCTTCCGAAAGCCGTGGGGTCGCCAACAGGTGATCTTCCTGCACGAGCAGAACCGGGTCGGCCAGACGCGCGCTGTCAGCAGCATCGTCGCCGGTCTGAAGGAGATCGCGATCACCCGGAAGTTCCGCGACGTGACGCTTCAGAACGCCGTGGTCAACGCGATGTACGCGGCCTCGATCGAGTCCGAATTGCCGTCGCAGGCGGTGTACGAACAGCTTGGCGCGGGGCGCGGCAGCGCGGCGGGCGGTGTCGTGGACTTCGCGACGCAATACCTCGGCGCGATCAGCCAGTATGTCGGCTCGGCCAAGAACCTGATGATCGACGGTGTGAAGGTGCCCCACCTGTTCCCCGGCACGAAGCTGCAAATGCGGCCTGCCGGGACGCCGGGCGGCGTCGGTCAGGACTTCGAGAAGTCGCTGCTGCGCTACATCGCGGCGTCTCTGGGCGTCTCCTACGAGGAACTGACGCGGGACTATTCCAACACGAACTATTCGAGCGCCAAGGCTGCCATGGCCGGGACGCGCAAGCACATGCAGTCGAAGAAGAAGAACACGGCGGATGCTTTCGCCAACCACGTCTTCCGGCTGTGGCTTGAGGAAGCCGTGAACAAGGACCGGCTCGAAACCTTCCGCGCGTCCGAGGCGGCGAAACTCTACACGGACGGCCACCTGAACCTGATGTTCGACGCGCTCGCGAAGTGCGACTGGATCGGCGCGGGCCGCGATCAGATTGACGAACTGAAGGAGACGCAGGCGGCGGTCCTTCGGATCAAGTACGGCCTGTCCACCCACGAGGACGAACTCGCCCGGCTGGGCAAGGACTGGCGCAAGGTGTACCCCCAGCTTGAGCGCGAGACGAAAGAGCGCGAGGCCCGAGGGATCGTGCTCATGGAAGACAACAGCGTGAACGCCGCCAGCGGTGCGCCGCGCCAGCAGGAACAGGACGGGACGGATAGCGATGACGACGAGTGATAACGCCTTTATGGAAGCGTTCAGCGCGAACGCCCTCCTGATCGACGCGGAACAGGTCGGCATGGTCAACGCCAGCCTGAAGATGCTGACCGAAAGCGAGGACGGGGCCAAGCTGCTGTCCGCGCCCATGGCCTCGGGTAGCTTCTGGGACCCCTACGGCGACGGCTCGGGCCACGCCTTCCGGCCCTACAACGTCCAGAACGGGACGCTGCTGATCCCCGTTCAGGGGGTTCTCCTGAACAAGTTCAGCTTCTCGTTCGGTCGCTGGGCCACGGGCTACGACTACATCGAGCAGGCCCTCATTCGGGGCATGGCCGATTCCAATGTTCAGCGGGTCGCTTTGGTAGTGGACAGCCCCGGCGGTGAGGTGGCAGGCTGCTTCGAGTTGGCAGATAAGGTTCATGCAGCCCGTGGCGAAAAACCGATCCGTGCGTTCGCGTCCGATCACGCTTACTCGGCAGCCTATGCGCTGGCGTCGTCCGCATCCGAACTCGTTGTCAGCCGCTCGGGCGGAACTGGTTCGGTCGGCGTCGTCACTTCGCACATGGACGTTTCGGAAGCCCTCGCCAAACAGGGGATCAAGGTGACGTTCATCTACGCTGGCGACCACAAGGTTGACGGCAACCCCTATCAGAAGTTGCCTGATTCGGTGAAAGCCCGTATTCAGGACAGAATCGACCGTATCTATGGGGTCTTCACTTCGTCGGTTGCGCGCAACCGGGATATGGACGAAAAAGCGGTTCGGGATACTGAGGCGCTGACCTTCGATGCGACGGACTCGGTGGCGAACGGTTTCGCCGATCGGATCGGAGCACTGAACGAGGAACTGGTCGCGTTCTCGGGAGAGACGACCACCACTGAAAAGGACGAATTGGCTATGGCCGACTACACCCAAGAGCAACTGGATAGCGCGGTCGCCACGGCCCGCGCCGAAGCCACCGCCGAAGCGACCGCCGCTGCGGCGACTGCCGAGCGTCAGCGCATCTCGGCGATCCTCAATTCGGACGAAGGCAAGGCCCGCCCGGTCGCCGCCCTGTCCACCGCCATGAAGACCGGCATGTCTGCCGAGGACGCCGTGGCCTTCCTGAGCGATCTTCCCGAGGAGAAGGCCGAGGCGAAGACCACCGAAGCCCCGGCTGCCAAGGGCAAGACCCCGTTCGACTCCACGATGGACGCCTCGGGCAACCCGAAGGTCGGCGCGACGCTCACCTCGGACGACGACGAGGAGGACGATCTCGATGACGACGACAAGGCCACGGCCAGCATCGTCGGCGCGATGCGCGGCTATCGCGGCATCAAGAAGTAACCCCGCCGCTCGGCGAAACTGAAAACAGGAGGGGCACATGCCCGACAATACCATCCCCCGTGGGAAGCCCGGCATCGCCGAGTTCTCGTCCGAGACTTGGGGCAACGCGAAGGAGTTCCGTCTTCAGGATACCCCGCCGCTGGCCGTGAAAAGCTACACGATCACCGCTGGCGGTTCGGACCTCGACCTGCCGCTCTACTCGGTCGTCTCGACTTCGGGCCTCGCGACCCGCACCGGCAACAACGCGATCGGCATCCTTCCGATGCCCCTGAGCATCCCGGCGGGCCAGTCGCTCACCGTGGACGTGATCGTCGCCGGTCACTACGACTACGAGGCGCTGGTCTTCGATGCCAGCTACGTCACCGACGCGCAGAAGAAAGCCGCGTTCGACGGTCGCCCGGCCCCGGTGAACATCATCCTCGGGACCAACCCCTACAACAGCGACGGTGTGCTGGCCTAACGGCCAGACCGCCCATCGCCCGGCAGGCAAGCAAGGAAAACTGAAATGCCCGATAATTCGATCTACAGCACTCGCGCTCTGCTTGGTGCGATGTACGACACCGACGTTTCGACGCCGCCGTCCGACTACTGGCTGTCGCTCTGCTTTCCGCAGCAGATCAACTTCGATGAGGAGTTCGTGGACTTCTCGAAGCTGACCTCGCAGCGCAAGCTGGCCCCGCTGGTCGTTCCGACCACGCAGGGTAAGCCGATGTATTCGGCTGCCGAGGAGCGGGTGCAGGTCAAGCCCGCCTACGTGAAGCCCAAGGATGCCGTGAGCGCCAGCCGCGTCATCAAGAAGGTGGCGGGCCACGGCGAACTGAACGCCCAGCCTGCGAAGTCGCCCCAAGCGCGCTACAACCTGCTGGTGGCCGACATTCTGGCCGAGCACCGCCGGGGCATCATGCGCCGCTGGGAGTGGCTTGCGTCCGAGGCCGTGCAGCATGGCCGCGTGACCCTCGTGGGCGAGGGCTACCCGGAGACGGTCGTGGACTTCAAGCGCGACCCCTCGCACACCATCTCCCTGACCGGCGCGGCGCGCTGGGGCCAGCCGGGCGTCTCGATCATCAAGGACATCGAGTCGTGGAAGTCGCGCACCCGCAAAGCCAAGTTCGGCGGGCCGACCAACCGCCTGACCGTGGGTGCCGATGCGTGGGACATCATGCGCAACGACTCCGAACTGCGCGAGGCGATGAAGACCGACTACAAGCCCGGCGCGTTCAACGGGCTTGAGATGAACCTCGGCGTCACCGAAGGGCTTGACGTGGAGTGGGTCGGTCGCGTGAGCGGCACCACCGACATCTACGTCTATTCGGACTACTACCAGTCCGAGGACGGCACGATGGTCGAGTTCATGGACCCCCGCGATGTCGTGCTCACCGGCCCGTCCATCAACGGCATCCGCTGCTTCGGCGCGATTCAGGACGTGGGCGCTGGCTTCCAGCCGCTCGAAATCTTCCCGAAGATGTGGCCCGAGCAGGACCCGAGCGCGACCTTCATCATGTCGCAGTCGGCCCCGCTGATGGTCCCGGTGAACCCGAACGCCAGCCTTCGCGCTCGCGTGACCAACGACGCCTGATCCGGCGTGACAGGGGGCGGGCTTCGGCCCGCCCTTCGTCCCTTCTGACCCCCGAACACACAGGAGCGCCACCATGGCCCTGAAGCAACTGATCGCCCTCACCGAAATCCACATGACCGTGACCCCCGGCAAGGCCGGTGATCCGGCCAAGGGTCTTGCCCCGGTGCGGCCCAAGACGAAGACCATCCCCAACGGTGCGCAGTTCAAGGCGCAGTCCGAGGAGCAGGAAGCCGAGTTCATCGAAATGCGGGCCGCGCGCCCGGTCGAGGCCGACGATGAAATCCTGCGCGGCTCGCGGCTGTACGATGTCACCACGCCCGAAACGAACACCGTGCGCCCGGTCGCCGGGGCGGAACCGGCCAAGCCCGCCGAAACCGTCGAGTCCAAGGTGGACGAGGCCAACGTCGGCGAAGGTCAGACCTCGCCCGATGCGAAGGTGGACGAGGCCGAGCGCAAAGAAGGCAACGCCGCCGATGTCGAACAGCCCGCGCTGTCCGACCTCGACCGCCTGCGCGCCGAATACGAGGAGGTGTTCGGCGAGGCCCCCAACGGCAACCTGAAGGAAGCCGGGCTGAAGAAGCGCATCGCCGAGAAGCGTGAAGCCGCCAAGGCCGACGACGCCGAAGGTGACGACACGGACGGCATGGTCTGAGTCATGTCGATTGAGCAAATCAAGGCTCAATCCCGCCGCGCGCTCCACGACTTCATGGGGCGCGCGGCCTCCTATTATCCCGAGCCGCATCTGCCGGACTCGCCGCGATCGGTCGTCAAGGTCCGCTACCACTCGAATGTCGCCAAGGCGGGCGATCTCGCAGGCACGAACCTGTCCTATGCCGAGACGCAGGACCGGGCCGAGGAGGTCGTTTTCTGGCGTCCCGAACTGCCCAACCCGGTGCGCAACAGCCTCGTGATCCTGAGCGCCGAGGAGGGATACTTCGTGAACAACGTCTCGCCGCCGGACGGCCTGACGATCACCGCCGAAGTCGTGCGCGCGGCGCAGAAGGACCTCGACGGCAAGCTGGACCCGAACGGGGTGCTGATCGGTGGCTGACTTCGCCTACTTCGTGGACGGCCTCGACGTGGACCTCCTCGAAGGTCTGGACGACGCCACGCGCCGCCGCAAAGCGGCCATGGCGATCAACCGGATCGCGCGAGACGCCCGCGCCGAGATCGCCCGGCGCATCACCGCCGAGGTGAACCTGCCCGCCAGCTACGTCAGCCCGTCCAAGGACCGCCTGTTCGTCGGTGCGCGGGCCGACGCCGGGTCGCTCGAAACGAAGATCACCGCCCGAGGCCGACCGACCTCGCTCGCCCGGTTCGTCACGAGCGGACGGGTGGGCCGGGCCGGTGTCGGCTTGCAGGTCCAGAAGGGCAAGACCACCCGCATGAACCGGGCCTTCCTGCTGCCCCTGCCCGCCGGGTCCGGCGCGGTGGACACGGCTCGGAACATGGGGCTGGCGATCCGGCTGCGGCGCGGCGAACGCATCACCGGCAAGTATTCGGCCAAGCAGGTTGCGGGCAACCTCTACCTCCTCTACGGCCCGTCCGTGTCGCAGGTCTTCGAGGCCAACAGCGGCAAGGGCGTGAAGCGCGACATCATTCCCGAACTCGAAGACGACCTGCGCCGCGAGTTCCTGAGACTGCTGAAGGTGGACAATGCCTGAACCGACTCGACTGATCCTCCACAAGCGGCTGACCGCGCTGCTTGAAACCATCACGCCCGAGAATGGCTTCGGCCACGACATGCGGGGCCACGTCCATCGCGGGCGCGGCATCTTCGGTGAGGAAACCGAAGTGCCCATGATCTCGATCCTCGAAGCCCCGATCCCCGACGAGCCGCCCCGGCAGCCGGGCGCTGGCACCGAACAGAAGATCAGCCAGCAGCTTGTCATTCAGGGCTTCGTGGAAGACGACCGGCAGAACCCGACTGACCCGGCGCAGCGGCTCCTCGCTGAAACGAAGATGGTGCTCGCCAAAGAGCGCGCTAAGGTCCACTGGAACGAACCGGAGAACGGTATTCTGGGGCTTGGCCGGATCGTCACGGACTTGTATATCGGGGCAGGGGTAGTCCGGCCCCCGGATGAAATCTCGGATAAGGCTTACTTCTGGCTGAACTTGACGCTAGAGTTTGTCGAAGACTTGGCTGACCCTTTCGGTCAGTGAACGGAGCACACTAGAGAAAGGGTGCCACATGGCGACGAAAAACTACACGCTGGGCCGGGGCAAGGTTTACTTCGCCCGCTTCAAGGACGGAACCTCGATCCCCGATGGTTATCGGTACATCGGCAACACGCCCGAGTTCAGCCTGAACATCGAGTCCGAAGAACTCGACCACTACTCCTCGGACGAAGGCATCCGCGAGAAGGACGACTCGGTTCCGCTCGAAGTGAACCGTACCGGCTCGCTGACCACCGACAACATCGACCCCGAGAACGTCGCGCTGTTCTTCTTCGGCTCGTCCGAACAGATCACGCAGCCCTCGGTCGCGTCCGTCACCGACACGATCGAGTCGATCCATGCGGGCTACGGCTACAAACTCGGCGCGACCGAGAACAACCCGGCGGGCTACTTCGGCGTGGACCCTGACCAGTTCTCGGCGACCGTGAACTCGCAGGAACTCGTGCTCGGCACCGACTACGAACTCGACGCCGCGAATGGCATCATCACCTTCATGGAGGGGTCCACCGCCGCCACCGAAGGTTCCGATGTCACCCTGTCGTTCGGCGTTCGTGCGTCCACCCGCTCGCGCGTGATCTCCGGTTCGCAGCCGGTCGAGGGCGCGATGATGTACGTGACCAAGAACCCGAAGGGCGACGACGCCGTGTTCCTCATGCCCTCCGTGAAGATCACGCCGAACGGCGACTACGCGCTGAAGGGCGACGACTGGCAGCAGATTCCGCTGTCGCTCGAAGTGCTGAAGCCGAACGCTGGCGAGGCGATCTACCGCGACGGCACGCCCGTCTTCTCTTGATCTGAAGCGGCCCCGGTCGCCGAAACGCCTCCTGACACCTGACACCTGACACCTCCAAAGGAAAGCCCCATGAAAATCCGCGACATTCGCCGCCCTCGCGCGCACTACGACATCGAGGCGGGCGAGAAGACGCACCGGGTCGAGTTGCGCGGCCTGACCGCTGGCGACCTGATGATGCTGGTGACGCACTACGGCCCGAACATGGCCCACGCCTTCCAGACGTTGATGCCGAAGGCCCGCGCCAAGACGCTGACCGAGGACGACGTGAAGACCGCCCTCCTCGCCGCGCTGGCCGACGCCCCCGATATGGTCGGCAGCCTGATCGCGCTGGGGAACGACGACTATACCCCCGAGGGCCGCGAGGCCGCGTCCGAGATGCCCCTCGAAGACCAACTCGGTATGCTGAACGTCATCATTCAAGAGACGTTCCGCAGCGAGGCTTCCGTAAAAAAGCTGATGGAGTCCCTGAGAGAAACGTATCTGATGATCTCTGGGACTCTGGTGGGAGTGAAGTTTCCTTCGCAGAATGGTATTGGGGCATCCGACGAGCGGTGAGCCTGATCCTTGCCCACGGTCACACCGGGGCGATGGACTACACGATCGGCAGGGTGTTCGATGAGGCCAACATCGTGACCGAACGTGAGAACGCCCGCATACTGACCGAGGCGCAGCTTGTGCAAATGGCCGCGTCTAGCGTAGTGTCAGCCAAAGCCGGTAAGCAGTTCGGTAAGATGCAGAAGCAGCTTCACTTCGAGACTGAACCTGTTGAGGGGCTGTTCGACCAAAACTGAAAAGGGGGCGTCCTGAATGGCGCGTAAAGATGTAAACCTCGTCATCCGAGCCAAAGATGACGCCTCCAAAGCAGTCGAAAAGATCGGGGCCGCGCTTGACGACTTCGTGGATTCGCAGGCCGGTCTGCGGGGCCAGTCGAAGGAAACGAAAGCCGCCCTCTCCACCATCACCGAAGCGGCCAAGAAGGTCGAAAGCAGCCTCGGGTCGCTGAACGTCGGCTCGAAGTTCCAGCAGGAGATGGACAAGGTTTCTGCGGCGATCTCCCGGCTCGAAAAGGAGAGCGCCGAGTCCGGGGTCGCCGTGCAGCGTGTAACCGGCAACCTGTCGCGCGCGACCTACGAGGCCGACAAGTTCGCCTCCAAGCTGGACGGCGCGGCTGCCGCGCAGAAGCGCCAGAAGGACGCCGTGAAAACGGCCAAGGCCGAACTGCGTTCGCTCACCGCCGAGACGAAGAAAGCGACGACCGAGCAGGAGAAGCTTGTCAAGCGGCAGTCGGAACTGCCTGATGAAATCCAGAAGCAGTCTGCCGCGCTGGCGAAAGCCTCGGCAGGGTACGACAAGCTTGCGGCCAAGATGCAGAAGGCCGAAAAGCCCGCCAAGAGCACCGTCGAGGCTTTCGAGCGGTCCACGCGCTCGGTCGCCCGCGCGAAGGCGAAGCTGACCGAACTGGAACAGGAGTACGCCGGGATTGGCGCGGCGATCGGCAAAGCCGAGGCTGCGGTGCTCGACTTCTCGGCACGGACGGAGCAGGCGGCAGCGAACGAGGAGCGGCAGGTTGCCGCGCTTGAAAAGATCAAGGCGAACTACGAGTCGCTCGGCGTCGCGGCCAAGGCTTCGGCGAAGGATCAGCGGACGCTTGAGACGGCGCTGAAGTCCACCTCGGACAACGCTGCCCGGCAGGCGGCGGGCCTTGAGGCGGCGAAAGAGGCGCTGGACGAGATCGCCACGGCATCCGACCGGGCCGAGGCCGCGCTCGCCGGGCTGAACAGCGAAGCCCTCGGGTCGATCGAGCAGCAGCTTGTCGAGCAGGGAATCGCGGCGCGTCAGGCGCGCGAGGAGTTCGATGACCTCGAAGTCGCCGTCTCGGCGCTGAAGCACGAGATCGGCGCGGTGGGCGTCCCGACGCGCGAGATGTCGAAAGAACTCGCCTTGGCGGCGCAGGCTGCCGAGCAGTCGCAGTACCGCCTCATGGCGCAGGAGGAAGCCCTCGGGCGCATGTCTGCCGCCTACCGGGAGCAAAGCGGCGACCTGCAATCCATCGTGCAGGCGCAGCGCAGCTTCGCCAGCGCGCAGGAACAGCTTGGCCGGACCATGCAGTCGGTCGCCAATGACGGCTTCACCGCACGGCAGGCGATCCGTTCGCTGCACGACGAGATGGACAACGGGGCGACTCGCCGGGAAGCCGACAACATCGAGCGGCTGGGCGACGAGGCCCGCGCCGCCGCGCCGAAGGTGTCGAGCCTGCGCGCGGCCTACAACGACCTCTACGGCGGGTCGCGCCAAGCCCTTAGCTACACCCAGCGTCTCCGGGGCGAAGTCCTCTCCATGATCGCCGCCTATGGCGGTCTCTATACGGTCGTGGAGGTGCTGAACAACGTCGTCGGGGCCTACCAGAAACTCGAAGCGGCGCAGTCCCGGCTCGGGGTTGCGACCGGCGGCGATCAGCAGCAGGCCGCGCAGGAGATGGACTTCCTGCGGCGCACCGCCGACCGGCTCGGGATCGAACTCGGTGTGCTGGCCGACGAATACACGAAGTTCGCGATCGCCACGCGCGACTCGAACCTTGAAGGCGAGCGCACCCGGAAAATCTTCCTGTCGGTGGCCGAGGCGGCGCGTGTGGCGCGCATCCCGAACGAGGAATTGTCGGGCATTTTCAAAGCGTTGACGCAAATTGTCAACAAAGAAAAACTGAGCCTCGAAGAATTGCAGGAACAACTCGGGGATCGTCTTCCCCGAGCCGTGAAGACCATGGCCGACGCGCTCGGCATCGGCGTGGGCGAACTTCAGAACCTCATGGAGCAGGGCAAGGTCACGGCGGATTCGCTGGCCCCGTTCGCCGACCAGTTGGACAAGCAGTTCGGCGAGGGGCTTGAGGACTCGCTGAAGGGCGTGACCGCCTCGCTGGGCCGGTTCAGGAACGCCGCCTTCCAAGCGATGATCGTCTTCGCCGAGGGCGGGTTCATCGAAGCCTTCAGCGAAGCCCTGAACAACCTCACCGACCTCCTCAAGAGCGGCGAGTTCATTTCCTTCGTGCAGAAGATGTCGGCGGGCTTCGCGGTGCTCGCGGATACGGTCAGCCTCGTCGCGGACAACTTCACCCTCGTCGCCACGGTGATCGGCGCGGCGCTCGGCCTGAAGTCCTTCAACATCGTCATGGCCCTCGGGCGCGGCGTGAAGAACCTCGGTGACAGCGCCCGCAAGACGGCGGCTGACACGCGCGCTGCGGCTGCCGGGGCGAACGCCATGGCGACCGGCGCGACGCGCGCGACCGGCGCGGTGCGCGGCCTGACCGCCGGGCTGCGGGCGCTTGCCGCCTCGACCGGGATCGGCATCCTGCTTGCCGGGGTCGGTGCCCTCGGGGCGCACTGGCTCACCGCCGCCACCGACATGAATGACGCGCTCGCGGACCACAAGGACATCGTGGACCGGGTGAAGAACGCCTATGACGCGGTGGGCGGCTCGGTCGAGGGCTGGAAGGACCGGCTCGAAGACCTGACCGCTGCCGAAGCGAACGCCAACCTTCAGCGGATCACGGACGCCGTGGCCGAACTCGAAGACCGGATGGCACTTGCTGCGCAGGGCAACGACAACTTCCTCACGAACTTCTTCGGGTTCAACCTCGCCGCAGGGGCGGAAATCTTCGACGTGCCGCAGGAGTTCCGCGACGCGATTGCGGGCGTGAACGAGGAGTTCAACAGCGGCTCGATCGACGCGGCAGAATACATCGCCAAGCTGGACGAGACGATCAAGGCGCAGTCGGACGGCAGCCACGAGGCGGTCCAGTACGGCGGGTTCATCCTGAAGCTGGCACGTTCGCTCGTCGCCATGAAGGAGAATCAGGAGCAGGCGGCATCTGCCGTGAAGGCCGCGAGCAAGGACACCGAGACGGCCCAAGAGGGGTTCGATGAACTCGGCAACGCGGCGGAAGACACCGGCAGGGGCCTTGAGATTTTCCGCGAGGATGCGGAGGACGCGGGCGAGGCGGCGAAGAAGCTGCGCGAGGACGCGGACGACCTGAAAGACGGCTTCCGCGATCTCGTGCGGACGGCGCTGCCGCAGCTTTCCGACTATCTCGATGACCTCGAAAAGTCCGACGCCTTCGCCGCGCAGGTTGGCGAGGTCGCATCGCTGACCGGCGAGATCATCGCGGCCAACATCAAGGTCGAGGACCTGATCTCGACATGGCGCGGGATGAAGAACACGTTCGACGGAACGTCCTTCGTCGGCCTGTTCGCGGACCTCCTGACCGACGCCGACTCGGTGATCGAGAAGTTCACGACGATCGGCAGCCTCGCGGGCGGGCTGGGCGAGAAGATCAGCACCGGCCTGTCCACCATCGGCGGCGCGTTCAACTCGGCTGTCGGCGGCATCGGCGGGATGCTGTCGGCCTTCGGCGACGACTTCCAAGCGAAGTTCGCGGCGTCTCTGAAGGCGGCGGGCATGTCGGACGAATACGTGCGCGCGGCCTTCGCCGTAGCGGGCGGCGAGTCGAACTTCGACTTCACGGTCAGCGAAAGCCCGAACTACTCGCCGGGCCGGGCGCGGGAAATCTTCGGGGCGGCCAAGGGCATGTCGGACGCCGAACTGCGGGCGCTCGTGGCGGGCGGCGCGTCGAAGTTCTTCGAGGCAATGTACGGGGCCGGGACGGCTGCCGGGCGCGGCCTCGGGAACACCCAGCCGGGCGACGGCGGCAAGTTCTACGGGCGCGGTTTCATTCAGTTGACCGGGCGGTCGAACTACGAGCGGTACGCGGCCCAGACCGGCCATGACATCGTGAACGACCCCGACCTCCTTATCCGCGACATGAAGGTGGCGGTGGACGTGGCTGCGGCCTACCTCGCCGATCGCATGACGCAGACCGGCGACGCGGTGGCCGACGTGCGCCGCGCCGTCGCGGGCAGCGGTCCCGGCACCAAGCGGTTCGATATGAATATCGACGCCGACCGGGAGCGGTTCGCGAACATCACGATCCCCGATGCGCCGAGCGACTTCGACCCGAGCGAGCGGCTTGAACAGGGCGCGGACTCGCGGGCGGCTGCCGCCGACCGGCAATTCGAGATCGACCAGCAGCGCCTCATCAACGAGGGCCGCGAGCGCGAGGCCGAAATCCTCGAAGCGATCCGTGACGAGCAGGAGCGCAACCCGAACGCCACGGAAGACGACCTCGCTCGGGTCCGTGAACAGGCCGGTGCGCTCTACGATCTGAAGGAGGAGCAGGAGCGCCTGAACGACGCCGAGCGCGAGTCGCAGAAACTCGCGGAGGACGCGCAGGCGGCGCGCGAGGCGACCAGCAGCACCTTGTCCGACGCCGAGTTCGCGGTGCGCCAGCAGCAGCTTATCAACGACGGGCTGAAGCGGCAGGCCGCGATCGAGGCCGGTATTCGGGATGCCCGCGCAGCGGACCCGAACATCACCGACGCCGAGATCAACAAGCTGTCGATCCTGATCGGCAAGCAGTATGACCTCGCCAACGCGACCGAGGCCGAGGACAACGCCAAGAAGAAGGCCGCGAAAACGCAGGAGGTGGTCAACCAGTTGGTCGCCCAGCGGACGGCGCTTGAACAGCAGTTCCAAGCCGCACTGAAGCAAGGCGACGGCGAGGGTGCGGCGCGGCTGAAGGGCGAGATCGAGCAGGTCAACGACACGCTGATCCAAGCGATCGACAACGCGAAAGCCATGTGGGAAGCCGTGGGCGGGCAAGAGGGTGCGACTGCGCTGGCCCAGCTTCAGACAGCACGGATCGAGGCCGAGCGGTTCGACCTCGCCGGGCAGAAGGCCAAGCTGGACTGGACCGGCGTTGCCGACCTGCTTGTGGGCGGGCTGTCCAATGCGTTCGGCAACTTCGCGCAGCAGGTCGCGAACGGCGAGGACGAGATGAAGGCGCTGAAGAACAGCTTCCTTCAGTTCGCCGCCGACTTCCTGCTTCAGCTTTCGCAGATGATCCTGAAGCAGTTGATCCTGAACGCGCTGATGGGGATGATCGGCGGAACGTCGTTCGGGACGGCGATCGGCGTCCCTGTCGGCACCGGCCACACCGGGGGCAACGTCGGATCGAAGCGGGTCGGCTCGGGCAACAGCACCCGGCGCGTGAACCCGGCTATGTTCGCCGGGGCGCTGCGCTACCACGAGGGCGGCATCCCCGGCCTGAAGCCGGGCGAGGTGCCGATCATCGCCAAGCAGAACGAGGAGATTCTGACGCAAGAGGACCCGCGCCACTGGTCGAATCAGGGGGGCAAGAAGTCCGGCGGCGGCAAGGCGGCGGGCGACGCGAAGGTCTATAACTACTTCGACTTCGAGTCCTTCCTCGAAGCCTCGTTGTCGGGCGGCGGCGGAAAGGCTATCCTGAACCACGTCCGCGCGAACAGTTCCGAGTTCCGTGCGGCGATGGAAGGATAAGCCGTGGCGGTCTTCGCGAACTTCAAGGTCAACTGGCGCGAGGCGGTCACTGAACGCTTCAGCTTCAAGACCGACATCTTCAGTTCGGGGTCAGGTCGGGAGGTCCGCGAGGCCCGCCGGATCGCCCCGATCTGGGAGATCAGCTTCACGACCGTCTTCCGCCGGGACGATCACCGCAAGCTGGCGTCGCTGATGACCGGCTTTCGGGAGGAGGAGATCATCTTCCCGGTGCCGACCGTGCATTGCCGGACCACGGGCTTCTGGAATCTGGGGCACGACTTCGTGCGGCTCACCGAGGACGTGCGACCGGCATGGCTCGACGTGGACGAACTCGTGATGATTGACGACCGCTTCTACCGGGTGGACCGCCTCGGGCCGAACGGCTTCTGGGTGGAGCGGGTTGACGGCGGCGCGGAGGACTTGGTTTTCCCCGGCCCGCCCGAACGCACGGCGGATACGCCGCCCGGCACGAAGATCACCTTCGCCGCTCGGGGCCGCGTGTCCTCGCAGCTTGACATCGAGTTCCCGACTTCCCGTGTCGGCACCTGCGAGATCACCCTGCACCCGACCCCGCGCGGCTCGGTGCCCTACGTGCCGAGCGAGCACGAGTTCGCCCGGTTCAGCGCCCTCGATCGGTTCGACTTCCGGGTGAATTGGGCCGATGCCGTCGAGACGCGCTACGATCAGCAGCGCGAGGAGTTCCGTGCCGAGACGGGGCCGGTGTCCTACTTCTGGAAGGCCGTGCCCACGGTGCGCTACTGGACGACCCCGCACACCGCGAAGACGCTGGACGAGGCCCGCCGGATGGTCTCGTTCTTCGTGCAGCAGCGTGGGCGGGCGCGGACGTTCTTCTACCCGGCGGTGGCGTCCGAACTGCGACCGAACAACGGGATCGCGAAGAACGCTTCCGAGATTCCGCTCGTCGGCGAAGACCTCGCGATCGAGGCCGAGTTCAACCTGTCGCCGCAGTTCCTCTTGATCGAGACGCGGGACCGGAAGCAATACTTCCGCGCGCTGACCGGCGTGTACCGCCAGAACGGCCACACCGTCGCGCAGCTTCAGGCCCCGATCCCCGAGGAACTGCTGATGCGGGACATTCTGGCGGTTCGGGCGCTCTATCAGGCCCGGTTCGCAGATGACGCCTTGGAAGTCGAGTGGCTGACCGATACCGTGGCACAGATCGAGATGAAGGCCCGGTCGATCGACTACGTGACGGGCGAGGTCGCCCTGCTGATGACCGAAAACGACATGGGCCTCATCACTGAGAGTTCGGGCAACCCCGAGCACCTGACAACGCAAGAAGGCGGCGGCAATGGCTTCTGAACCCTACGCGCAGTCCCGTGATCGGGGCCTCGCAGTCCGGCGGTACGAGTTCCGCTACGGCCCTGACCGGAACGACTACTTCGCCTATACGGACTCCCCGGTGTCGGTGCCTGCGACCTCGGGCGGGCGGCACCGCGTCTATTTCAGCCTCGACCGCTCGGTTGCCATGGCGCAGCGCAACCGCTTCGACCACGCGAAGGCAGCCGTCATCTACGCGCTTGAGAAGATGCGGGACGACGTGCAGGCCAACGGCACGACCTACGATGTCGTCGTCTCGCAGTTCTCCTCGACCGAGGGGCACATCGTCCGGTTCGACGCCGGGGTGAGCGGCATCAACGACTGCATCTCGTGGACCGAGGGCCTGTCCACCACGACCGCGATCGCGAACTACGCGCAGGCGGTCGGCCACGCGCGCTCGTGGTTCGCTGACGCAGGCGACGCCGCCGCCTTCCGCAACTGGATTTTCCTGTCCAGCGGCGAGTGCGACGAGTCGCGGCTGCCGTGGGCGCTGGAACTCGTCGCGCCGCTCGTGAACCACAAGGGGTCCGAGGAGGTCGGCTTCATCTCGACCGACATCTACCCGCTTGTCGTCGGCAGCCGGGACTCGCGCAACCTGCGCTTCCTGCACAACACGCCGCACTTCCCGATCGACGCGATCGAGAGCGGGCTTTCGACGCAGGCGTGGCGGCGCGTCAGCGCCGTGCAGCGCGCAGCGTTCGCCTATGAGTCGCTGGCGATCAGCATGGACGACATCAAGACGAACGGCTCGCCCGAGGAGAAGAACGAGATCAAGATCACCGTGCCGAAGTCCTGCGGGTTGGCCGAGTATTACCGGACCAAGCGCGTTCAGCGGCCCATGCAGTTGACCGTCTTCGAGGGGCAGGCCGACGATCCCGAGCAGGAGTTCAAGCCGATCTGGACGGGCCGTGTCATGTCGGCCAAGAGAAAGGTCATGGGCAACACGGTGGAACTCTTGGCCCGCCCGATGTCGAGCGCGTTCAAGCGAACCGGGCTGCGGCGCAACTACCAGTACGGGTGCCCGCACACCCTCTACGGCTCGCAATGCGGGGCGAGCGCCAACGCGGCGACCACGAACTTCCAGCCCACGCTTGCGAATTGGGACCGGGCCGGGAAGGTGCTGGCGATCCCGAACGACCTCCTCGGGCCGAATCCGGGGCGCTACGCGGGCGGCACCGTCCACTGGACCCACAACGGCAACACGACCTACCGGAACATCATCGAAGCGAAGGCCGGGGCGCTGTTGCTCGACGGGCCAGTGGGCGAGGCCCACGCCTCGGGCCGCATCTACGTGACGCTGGGCTGCGCCCACACCGCCGCCTTCTGCCGGAACCATCACGTCTCGGCCAAGACCGGGCAGCCCAACATCGTGAACTACGGCGGGTGCGACAAAATCCCCACGACGAACCCGTTCCGCACCACGTCCAACTTCTACTAGGAGTGCATCATGGACCCCGTATCTTGGTTCGCCATGTTCGTGATCTCGGTGGCTGTCAGCTATGTCAGCTACCTCATCATGCCAAAGCCGCCGCAGCAGGAACCGCCTGAGACGAAGGACCTCGACGCGCCCGAGGCCGATCCGTCCATGCCGATCCCGGTCGTGTTCGGGACGATGCGCGTGAAGGGTCTGAACACGCTCGGCTACTCGGACCTGTCGAAGCGCGAGTTTGAGGTTGAACAATGAGCGACCGCCTGACCATCAACGATTTCCGGCGGGCGGGCCTTTGCGCGCTCGGCGTCAGGGCTGGCTTCAACGAACGCGGGCTGGACTTCAGGAAGTTCTGCGACGAAGGTATGCCTCTTGACGAGGCGCGGTCGCATCTGCCGGACGCCTACCTCGCGAGGGCTATCGCGAACGCTGAAGAAAGGACCGACTGATGGGCGGGAGAAGCACCGAGGGTTCGATTCGCGTCACGAACTACCACCTGAACATGCTCCTCGGGGTCTGCTGGGGTCCGGTGACGCTGCTGCGCGAGGTGTGGTTCGGCGAGAAGCGCCTGTTCGGAACGCTCGTGGACGAGGGCAAGTCCTTCAACATCTATGAGCCGGACCTGTTCGGCGGTCAGAACCACGAGGGCGGCGCGCAGGGTGCGGTCTGGTTCATGCCGGGTGGCCGTGAACAGCTTCTCCCGACCCCGATCGCGGACATGCTCTACAACCGCGCGCCGGACGACGTGCCGGGCTACCGCAACATCTGCTGCATCGGCCTGACGAAGCAATCCCCCGGTGAGCCGGGCTACTACAACGCCGGGTCGGAACATCTGCACTACCGGGACGGTGAGAAGCCCGAGGAGGGCGAGTACGGCGAATGGGCGGCGAATGACAGCGCCGAGCCTGCCTTCATCGTCGGGTCGAACAACCCCTACCTGAAGACCTTCTGGGTCGAGGTCACGCGGGCCTCGGACCAGTTCTTCGCCGAGCGGTCGCTGATCTACCGGACTGCCGCCGATCGGGCGCGGTATGAGAACGGCGACGATCTGACGACGATCCTCGGCAAGCCGGACTCCAATCTCGTGCATGTGCTTTTCGAGGCGCTGACGAACGACGAATGGGGCTGCGGCATCCCCTACTTCGCCTTCGACTTCTTCGCATGGAAGGCGGCGGCGCAGGCTGCCTACGACGAACTGCTGGGCGGCAGCTTTCTCTGGACGAAGCCGATGACCGGCGAGAAGTTCGCGCAGATGGTGGCCGACCATATCCGCGCGATGATGTTCCCCGACCCGGAGACGGGGCTGATCTCGATCAAACTGGTCCGGCCCGACTATGACGAGGCCACGCTGCCGGTGTTCACCGCCGAGAACTCGCGCCTGACCGAACTGTCGGTCAAGGACATGTCCGAGGTGGTCAACGAGGTCATGGTCGAGTGGACGAACCCGGAAACCTACGAGAAGGAATCCGTGCAGGTTCAGGACCTCGCCAGCATCGCCGACCTCGGCGAGCGGATCACCGAGAAGCACAGCTACACCTTCTTCAACCGGGTCGATCTCGCGTGGGATGCGGCCAGCCGGGACGTGCTCACGAAGACCGCGCCGACCCGCACCATGGAACTCGACCTGCCGCCCTCGTCCGAGCGCCGCAAGCCCGGCGACGTGGTGCGGGTCCAGTTCCCCGAGGAGGGCGCAGACGACATCGTGGCGCGTGTCATGCGGGTCAAGACGGGCAACCCCGCTGGGCGGGCGCAGACGCTCACCTTGCTCGAAGACGTGCTCGCGCAGGTAGCCGTGATCGGACAGGAACTCTCCGGTGCCTCGGGAACGCCTGCCAGCTACAAGCCGCTGCCCCCGTCGCACGTCAACCCGTTCGTCCTGCCCTACTACATGATCGCCAAGGCGGGCATCCGGGGGCACCGGGACGGCGAGGAATACGTCGGCCTTCTGGCTGCCGCGCAGCAGACCGGGGCATATGCGTTCAAGGTCAGCAGTAATTGGGTGAACCGGGTCGGGAACAACAAGTACGGGCAGGTCGCCGAGATCGGCGTCAGCCGCCGGGGCACCATGGCCGAGTCGCTGTCTGCCGAAGGAACCAGCGTGAACGTCTCGATCGACCTGATCGGCTACGGGGCGACGCCGCAAATCGGCGACTTCCTGTTCATCGGCGACCAACCGGCGAACGCCGAGATCGCGCTGATCGAGGACATGAACACGAACGGCCTGCGCCTGCGCCGGGGCGTCATGGATACCGTGCCGGTCCCGCACGTCGCGGGCACGGTTGTCTGGCTCGTGCCCGAAGGGACCCGGCTGCATGACCCGCACGAGCGCGCGCAGGGCGAGTCGCCGACCTACGATCTTCAGACCATGACCTTCAACGGGACGCTGCCGCGCCGTGATCGGGTCAGCCGAACGCCGAACGTCACCGCCCGCGCCGAAGCGCCGCTGCGCCCGGCCAACGTGCGGATCGAGGGGTCGGCGCAGGGCGGCGCGAACAGCCCGATCGCCGTCCCGCGAAACTTCCGCGTCTCGTGGAGCAACCGGAACCGGCTGACCGAGGACAACGTGATCCTCGGCTGGCACGAGGGGTCCGTCTCTCTGGAACCCGGAACCACCATCACGGTACGGGTTGACGACTCGTCCGGCGCGTTCCAGTTCAACCAGAAAGAACTGACCTCGACCTACGTTGACCTCGACATGACCGGCTACCCGGCTGGCACCTACACCGTTCGGGTTTGGGCTGAACGGGACGGGCTGGACTCTTTCATGGAAGTTCAGCGCGTGGTAACAATCGCCTAATCACCTGAAGGAGCAACCGGGTCATGCCTGAACCTACGGTCAGAATTACGAACCTTCCGGCCCGGTCCACGGTGGACCCGGCATCCCTCGTTGCCGTGGTGGACCTGACCACGAACGAGACGGTCAGGCTGTCCCTGTCCCAACTGGCGGAAATCCTCGGCCTCGCTGACGCGGAGATGATCGAGGCGCTTCAGTCCGCAGCCGACGCAGCCGTGGCCGCAGCCGACCGGGCCGAACAGGGACTCGAAGACATTCGGGACGGCGTGGCCGAGTTCGACGGCTACGCGCTGCTGCTGGACTCCACGGGCAACGTGCTGTTGCGCGCGACCCCCAGCGGCCTTGACTTCATCCCGAGCGAGGCTGTCGCGGCCCGGCTGTCCGGCTCGATCGGCGACACGCTGGCGACGATCGACGGCCACGCCATGTTCCTCGACGCCGATGGCAACGTGGTCATGTCCATGCGCCGTACCGGGCTGGACTTCGTGCCGTCCGAGGAACTGCTGCTGCGGCTCGGGGCCAGCAGCGACGACGCGCCGGGTTCGATCTACCAGCGGCTCGATGACCGGGAGCGCGCGAGCGTGGGTTTCCTCACGGGGCGCGGGCAGGTCGAGGAGCGGGTCGCCGCGTCCAACCGGACGCTGCTGCGCGGCACAGCCTCGGATGCGAACGTCACGGTGGACCTCATCACGGTCAACGGCCAGTCCCTTTCCGTGGGCAACCACTTCACCGATCGGTCGAAAATCCCGACCATGACCGACGAGGACGACGTGTTCGTGGTGGACGGCATCATGGACCTCGCGAACGAAGTCACGGCGCGCGGCTGGCTGTCCCGGCGATATGACGAGACGGCATCGAGCCAGCGCGGCTCGGGCACCGGCTTGGCCCCCTTCCGGCTGGGCTATGGCGGCGGCGCGGGGCCGATCGCCACGGCGGCGCTGGGGGCTTGCGGCGCGCTGAACCACCACCGCCGGAAGGCCGGGACGCTGCTGGCTTCCGTGGTGACGGTCTGCCACGGCTACAACGGCGTGGCGATCGAGGACATTGACGACCGAACGGGCACCGGCAGGGGCGAGACGACGGTGTGGGACAACCTCGTCTATTGGTACGACAAGGCGAAGGAAGCCCTCGACCGGATCGGAGTCGGCTACCGGGTGCCGTGGCACGTCCTCGTCCACGGCACGAGCGCCAAGAACGACTACAGCCCGTCCTACTACAACGCGGTGCTGTCCTACATGACGTCCTTCCGGTCGCACCTGAACGGGCGCGGCATCTTCGGCGACCAGCGGCTCATCCTCACGCAGTCCAGCGGCGACGCGGACACGTCGAGCAGCGGCGAGACGTGGGACGTGAAGCACGACCAGTTGCGGCTGGCGCAGGAGGGCCACGCGGTTCTGGCAGGGCCGCTCTACCCGTTTCAGATCACCGACAACAACGTCCATCCTGACGGCGAGACGACCATGCTGTTCGGCGAGATGATCGCCCGCGCCATGGCCGAGGAGGACGCCGGACGGCCTTGGACGACGCTCGGGCCGCTCGACTGGCGCATGTACGAGGACATGGACACGGGCGAGTGGGTCGCCCTGATCTTCCTCGACACGCGGCCCGGCGAGGCGCTGCGCACCGAGGCCGGATCGCGCTACCCCGGCGGCGCGGTGCCGAACCTCGGCTTCGAGTCGTTCGGGGCGAACATCATCGAGAACCCGACCGTCTCGGGCAACCGCGTGACGATCCGGCTGGACGGCCCGCCTTCGCGCATCCGGTACGCGCTTCAGGAGCAGGACGTGCGGTCGATCAACGACGGCTACGTGGCGCATCGCGGTCTGGTGCGGACGAACTATAGCTGGAAAACGAAGTGGCAGAATGTCACGCTCTACCGCTGGGTGCCGAGTTTCGAGGTGAAGTTCCCGCCCCTGTTCATGACTCCGCAGTAAGGATCAACCATGCCCATCACATTCGACTTCGCTCAACCGCCCGGCGTCGGCAACCTTGGCCCGGTCCAAACGGTGTCGTCCCTGATCGCCTCTCTGCCGGGCTACGAGGGCTTCTTCATCGCCGACGATGCTCCGGCTGGCCGGATCGAGGAATGGCCCTCCATCCCCGGTCGCAACGCGATCTTCCGGCAGGGGGCAGCCGCCCGGCAGCCCATGCGCAACACGCGCGACGGGGTGCTCGTCGTGGACTTCGACGGCGAACAGGCCATGGAACTCGCCGGGCTGACCATCGGGACGCCTAGCAGCTACACGATCGGCGTCCGCTTCCACCAGAAGAACTACCAGACCGACGCGCAAGTGCTGTTCGGCTACGACCTGTCGTCGCCGACCTACCGCCTCATGTCGCGCTTCGCCAACGCGGATCACTTCTTCCGCATGGACTCCGACATTGACATCTCGATCGACGTGGCCGACGAGAACAACTGGCACACCGCGATCATCGCGCAGGGCGGCGGGCAGATGAAGCTGTCGATCGACGGTTCGCCGTTCAGCAGCGTGTCGCGATCGACGGCCAACCTGCCGGGGTTCTTCCTCGGCAACGGGCGCGCAGGCACCGGCTCGGGCTACCTCGACATTCGGGCGCTGTCGCTGCACCGCTCGGACCTGTCGGTCAACTCGGCGAACATGGAGACGCTGCGGCGCGTTCTGGAAATCGCCTGACGGTTTCCCTGAACTGCGGGATGGGCTACTGTCGGGTGAAACCTGATGGAGTCCATCCCTATGTCCACTACCTATCCCGTCCGTGTCATTCAGGACCGGCTGAACGCGCTCGGCTTCGGCCCGCTCCTCGTTGACGGCATCTTTGGCCCGAACACCAGCCGGGCCGTCATTCAGTTCAAGAAGTCGATCGGCTTCCGTGCTCGCGATTATGTCGGGCCGCTCACCTACGAGGCGCTGACCGCTGCATCGCAGGAGTCCGATCTCCCGTGGCTCGCCGAAGCCCTGCGCGTCCACGGCCTGCACGAGCAGCGCGACACGAACCAACTGAAGAACTGGTTCGACCGTTCGGTCCAGTGGATCGACCCGCGCGAAATCCCGTGGTGCGGGGCGTTCATCGCGACCTGCTACCGGAAGTGGGACTCCGAGATCGCGCTGCCCGAAAACCCGCTCGGGGCGAAGAACTGGAAGAAGTTCGGGATCGCCTGCGAGCCGCAGCTTGGCGCGGTGCTCACCTTCCACCGGGGCAACCCTAAAAGCTGGACCGGCCACGCTGCGTTCTACCTTGGCGAAAGTGCCAATTCCTTCTATGTGGTAGGGGGCAACCAGTCCAACGCTGTCACGAAGACGTGGATCGCCAAGAACCGCTTGCACTCGTCTCGGTGGCCTCGGAACTTCGCGCAGCCGCGCAAGCAGATCATCATGGACCGCAGCGGCGCGGCTCTGTCCACCAACGAGTTCTGAGGAGAACCGAAATGCAAGATATATTGATGGACCTGATCGTCCTCCTGCTGGACGACGCGCTGCCCCTCATCATCGGCCTGCTGGCGACCTTCCTTGCCGGGCAAGCCGTGGTTCTTTTCGCCAAGGGCATGAACCTGATCGGCGTGAAGATCGAGGAGAAGGACATGCTGACGCTGCACAAGGGCGTCCGAACCGGCGTCGAGTATGTGTTCGACAAGGTGCTGAACGGCCTGCTGTCCGAACAGGAGGCGCTGGCGCAGGCTGTGGACATCGCCCGCGCGAACAACCCCAAGACCTTCAAGAAACTGAAGGGCGCGGAACAAGCGGCCCCGGCGATCGCCAAGGCCAAACTGAACGAAATGCGGGTGCTCGCGAACCGGGTCGCCGCAGACTGAACGAGCGGAGGCGACGCAATGTTTTGGGGCCGAGGGGACTCGTCGCGGCTGGGTGATCGGGAGAAGGAAACCCTCGATCATATCCGTCGCCTCACCGAAACCAACCACCTGATCGCACTGGACGCGGACGACGCGCTCACGGCGATCAGGGCGGTTGAGTTCTACAGCCAGTGGGAATCGGTGCTGAAGCTGCTGCGCAGCATGAAGAACGTGGCGCTCCTCGTCGGGGCGCTGCTGGCGATCTATTGGGCCACCGAAGGGTGGCTGATCGAGAAGATCGGGTCCATCGCGGCAGGGGGTGCCCAATGAGCAAGATCGAGTTTGGACGCCGCCGGATCGGCGAGATTGCGGCGTCCCTCGTCATCGTCTTTGCCGTGGTGCAGCTTTCCGAGGCGATCGGGGATCGCAGCCGATCCACGGTCCCGGCCTCGGACTGGTTCGTGGTGAACGAAATCTACGTGCCGGACCACGAGGCCGGGGCCGACCCGCGCATGATCTACGACCGGACGATCAAGGAGGACTTCGTGGGCTTCTGGATCGCCGAGGTGCAGCGCGTGAAGCCCGGCGGGCTGTTCCAGCACGAGTGCTCGGGCTTCGGCGTGGTGCCCTACACCACGGACGACACGATCGAGAACGATGAGGTGTCGTGGTCGTGGTTCATGGGGCGGGACTGCGACGTGCCGCCGGGGCGCTACCGCATCCGTGCGACCTACACCATGAAGCGTCCCGGCTGGCCCGAGAAGGAAACCTCGGCCACCTCGAATCTGTTCACCGTCGAATAGAAGAAGGCCCCAGCGGTGCAACGCCGGGGCCTTGGAGTCTCTGGTGGGGGTATGGTAGCGCCGCGCGGCGCTACCTGCAATCCCGGCAGGTGTGGGTCCACCCGCCATCTTCAGGCCGGACCCGCCAGCCGTCCACCTTGGCGGTCGTGACGAGCCGGGAGTATGCCGGGGCACCGTCTTCGAGCGGTTCCTCGGCATGGTGCATCTCGCCGCACTCGTCGCAGACGATCCGCAGGACGCCCGCCTCGTGGTCGCGTTCGATCATTGGTCACTCTCTCCGTCGTCAATATCCGAAAGCCGCAGCGGGAACGGCTTCGGGCGGTAGGGCTGGATCGCCCCGGTCAGCGGTGCAGGGGTCGCCCGGTGGGCGAAGTGCGGCACCGCGTCCAGCGGGTCGCCCTCCTCGAAAGTCGCGTCGTCCACGATCCGCACGTTCCGCTTGTGGCGGATTCCGTTGCCGTCCACCCATTCCAGCGTACCGTTCGGGGTTGCGAACTCATCCGCCGGAACAACGCAGCCCTTGGCAATGTGGTCCTCGGCAATGGCTTGCGTCTTCGCCAAGACGAGGGCGCGCTCAAGCGTCGGCCCTTGCTCCTCGACCTTGTGGCCGTCGCGCAGGCGGCACAGGACGACCTTCCAAGGCTCGATGCCGTCTTGCTCGGAGCGGGCTTCGGACCACGACCGCTGATAGTGGTCGCGGACGTGCTGATGGTGGAGGCTATGGAGGAACCAGCCCTTCGGCATGGTGAGGTCGGCGTAAAACAGGTTCATGTCAGGAGTCCTCTTTCGTTTTACGTTTCTTCGCGGCGCGCTCGGCCCGCTTGGCGTCGATCTCGGCCTGCACCCGGCGGCGGCGCGCGGACAGCTTCTCGCGGCGCAGGCGGTCCTGCTTGTTGAAGCCGTCCACGAGGGTCGCGACCTCGGAAATCGCCCCCTCGCCGGGGGTGCCCTTGCGGCCACGGTGCTTGCGCCACTTCTTCATCGTGCGGATCACGAGCCGCCCCTGCGCCGCTTCGAGGCGCACAAGCTGGGCCTCGCAGGAGAGAGAGCAGGCGGCGTCTTCAAGTTCGCAGTCCTTGCCGCACCATTCGCAGGTGCCGGGGGCCAGCGGCTCGGTTTCGAGCATGGAGGTTCGCATGTCAGGAGTCCTTCGTGTCAGATGAGAGCGGCGATGTCGGATTCGAGATCGTCCGCTTCTCGGATAGTGTCTTCGTTGCCCTGCCGCCAGATATGACGGCGTGTCAGGTTGCCGTGGCCGTCGCCTTTGTACGGGCACTCGGCCCCAGTCGCCGCAGCCTCGGCACCCTCGTCATAGAGGCGCGCGAGGTGCGGCAGTTTGGGTCGCCGGTTCATACCACGTCTCCGGTGTCGATCGGGTCGAAGTCTTCCTCCTCGTGCAAGTCACAGCCGTCTTGCGGGCGGACGGGAGCAGGCGGCAGGTCATCCCACGGCTCGAAGTTCGCCAACAGGTGCGCGAAGGAGTGGATCAGGTTGCGCGGCAACTGGATCGTGCAGACCAGACCCGTGTGGGCCGTGGAATCCGGCGCAGCATATTTACAGGTTGCGCAGGTCATTTCAGGCCCTCGTATTTGTCGGCTTCGGCCTGCTTGAAGTTCGGGGAAAACGGGAGCGGGCAGGAACCCTCGCATTGGCCCCATGCGTCGCCCGAGGTCGCCCCACACTTCGGGCATCGGGGGTAGTTCTTCAGCATGAATTGTCGTTTCGGCATGTCAGGAGTCCTTCCGTTCAGACGAGCGCGAGCGCGTCGTCGTCCAGTTCTTCGCCGCGCGCGAGGAAGCGGTCTTTCTGGTTGCCCATCTGATCCCAGCCGGGGCGCGGCGTCCGGCTGAACAGTTCGCAATACGGGCCGGGCACCAGCCGCTCGACGCGCTCAAGCGTCTCGTCCGGCTTGCGGGAGTGCTCGCGAACCGGGCTGACGATCAGGCGGCGCACGTCGCGCGCCTGTCGCTTCGGTGCGCCGACCGTGGCGAACAGGCAGTCCTCGGGGTTGGCCCGAGTCCAGTAGCCCATGCCGACGAAGAAGCCTTCGCTCTTGCGGTTCTGCTTGGCCCAGCAGAAGGCCCGCGTCTTGTAGGTGAAGCCCCACGCCTCGATCACGTCGAGGGCCATGGGCAGGTGCGTGTCGATCACCCACATGAACAGGGCGCAGTTCTTCGCGGCCAGTTCCTTCACCGGCAGCGCCTTGATCTCGTCCAGCGTCATGCAGTCGTAGTGCTGTTCGGGAGAGCGGTCCTTGCCCTTGTCCGAGCGCGTCAGGAACGACCACGGCGGGTCCACGAGGATCGCGCCATAGTGGTTCCGGCGCAGCCCGGCGAGCGGGCCTTCGGTGAAGTGGGTGTCGGTCATACGAGGTCCAGTCCGTCGTCATCCGGGTCATCATCGTGGATCACGACCGGGGCGTTATAGTCCACCGCGCGCGGCGCGAAAGCGTTCTCGATCGCTTCGCTGATCGTGGCCCCCGTGGCGAAGTTCCCCCATCCGGTCGCGGTGCGCGGCGTCACGCGCCACTCGCCTTCGATCCAGAAGCAGGAGAACCCCGCGCCGCCGGTGCGCTCAAGCCGCTCGGCAATCTCGGTCAGGAGAGCGTTGCGGGCCATTAGACCATACCGCCTTCAGCGTCGGAATCGTCGTCCTCGTCCTCGTCAACATCGGGGTCATAGCCCGTGTTGGCGGTGTTGCGGAGCGACGTGGACATGCCGAGGGCTTCCCGATACATCTCCATCACGGCGATCTCCTCGGCCACATCATCCGGGTCGCGCTTGCGCTCGGCGATCAGCTTTCGGACCATCTTCGTGTCGTATCCACGGCCCTTCAGTTCTTGCATGACCTCCTTTTTCTGTTCAGCGAGGTCGGCCTGTTCCGCCTCGATATGCTCGACGCGCTCAACGAACTGCCTGAGTTCGTCACCCGCGCTCTGGGAGTTCGGCAGGGCCACTTGGGAGTCTTTCGGCATGTCCAGTCCTTCGTTCAGATGATGTCGAGGCCGTCGTCGTCATCGTCGTCGTCTTCGGCCTCTTGGGGTTTCGTTTCACCGGGCAGCGGCACCGTGCCGCGCACCATGTCGTAGGTCAGTTTCACCGCACCGTGCGCGATCTTGTCAGCGACGACCTCGCGGTTCACGCGAGTCACGAACTCGTTCGACGGCGAGGCGGTGTTCGGCGGGAGTTCAAAGACGAAATCGCCGTCGTCCGCTGCGATCCACCAGTTCGACCAGCGTTGGTAGGTCTTGCCGCTGAACGCCACGTCGAACGGGCCGACCGCTTTCCCGGTGCGCTTGGACGCGGGGCGCGGCGCGGTGACTGCCGAAGCGGGCCGGGCGCTGACGTGCTGCCCGGTGATCGGCTTGCCGTGCGTCGCGTGGTCGGTTTCGGTGAGCCAAGCCGAGCGCGAGGCATAGACCTCGTTCGCGGCCAGATCGAGCACCGTCTCGTCGGGGAACTCGATGATGTCGCCCCAGACGAGCACGAGCGGAATCATGTGCGCCGTCACGGGGCGGGTTCCCTGCGCGGTCACGTTCCAGCCGATCACGGGCACCTCGTCGTGCGGGACGTGCTCATGCCGGATCAGCGTCGTGCCGGGTGTTGCGGGGATGATGGTCATGGCGGGACTCTCCTCACTGGTTAAATCGCTCACCGGGGATACCGGGTGTCGCGAAGACCGATGATCGAAGCGGCGATCATCGCCGCCGAATCATCGCTCGACATGGGCATGTCCAACCGCGACCACGCATGAACATCGGCCAAGATTCGACCTTCGAGGTGCTTCATCTTGTTGGCGAAGATCACGCGCTCAGGCGGAAACACGTTCAGCGCGCGCGGCGAGAAGCCGTGCTCGCGGATCATGGCAGCCCGGTAGTGACAGGCGTGGGCAGCCTTATCCAGATCGACCGCGCCGCCTTTGAGGTGGTGGCGCATGACGTACTTCAGGATCGTGAAGATGAGGCCGTCATACTGGTTGGCGTAGGTCAGTTCCAACGGTTCGATCAGGAGGCCCTTATAGTGGGAACCTCCAACTTGAGCCTTCTTCGGGTCAGGGATTGCGGTCACAATAGTCTCCATGTCGGTTCGTGTAGGATAGGCAACCTTCGGTTGGCAGTCAACCAACCAAAGGCCCATATCTCGTTCAGCCCTCGGACCATTCCTCGGTGCCGTCTTTCGTTCGGCAGGTGTTCCGTCTCGGGTGATAGATCACGGCGTTGTCCGGCAGATGCCCGTGGCAGACCGTATAGGTTGCGCCGTCCTTCAGCGGGGAGTTCGCCCGGTCGTTCATATAGACCTCGCCGCCCCGGTACTGCTGCGTGATCCCGTGCCGAAGACAGGTGAAGCACTGAAGCAGGTCGGTCGGCGACGTGTCGAAGAACAGCGGCCTGCCATCCTCGCGCGCCGGGTTCAGGCCGGACGTGTCGGGCCGGGCAGCGTCAGCCACCGGAAGACCCGGAAAGGTGGGGTGCGTCTTCATTCTTCGTCCTCGAAGCCAAGGGTTTTCAGGAAGTCGCGCTTCTCGCGCGCGGACAACCTGTCGAACTCGGGATCACGTTGCCACTGGTAAAGCGCCCTGAAACTGGAACGCTCGATCAGCTTCTCGATCAGATTCATCTCGTTCCGGCTGAAGGTGTGCGCGTCCAGCACGTAGTCCTCGAAAGCCTGCCAGACGTTCGGCACCCACATGATGAGAATGTCGGCGATCGTTTCGGCCACCGCTCGAATCTCGTGCTGGGCGTGGCTGTCCATCCGAAGGTTCAGGAAGTGCAGAAGGTTGTGCAGGTCGATCTTCCAGTAGAGTTCGGTGTAGAGGTTGGCGGGCAGATTGAACCGCGCCAGTTCCCGCGCGAGTCCATACTCGCCGCCGTCCTCCGGGTCGCGAGCCAGCCGCTCATAGAGTTCGTAGGACTGCCGGGCGTGGGCGTTCATAAGGTTCCGCACCTCGATCGCCAGATGCGGGTCAAGCGGTTCGGATCGGCCCTGCTTGTTGTCCACCGACTGCACACCGATGAACTCGGGCGCGGGGATGAAAAACTCGTCGGGCATCATCGAATACCGGCCCGACACCTTGTTCGGCGAGGCGGTGCGGTGGCGCAGCAGTTGCTCACCGATCGCCATGGGCAGCTTCAGATGCAGCTTGATCTCGCACATCTCGAAGGGCGTGGTGTGCCGGTTGCGCATGAGGTAGCGGATCAGGCCCCGGTCTTCCCGGTAGGTCTTCGTGCCTGCGCCGTAGCTGACGCGAGCCGCCTGCACGATCGCGTCCTCGTCGCCCATGTAGTCGATCAGCCGGACATGGCTGTGGGGCTGCCCCTCGACGGCGCGAACATCACCGAGGATGCGATCAAGGGCCGGTGCGTGGGGTCGATTCAGGCGTTCAGCGATTTGCTTTTCCATGGTCGTCTCCGTTGTCAGGGGCCGGGCCGAAGCCCGGCGGTAGTGTTCAGACGGCGCGACGCTCGTTCTGGCGGCGCACTTGCCGGGTCATCGGCTCGGGGTCAGCGGCGCGCTCATAGCCGGACGCCAACTGAATGAACCACGGCTTGTTGACGTGCGCGCCGGTGCGGCCCGGAATACCGGGAATCGACGCGCGGTTCTTCAGGTGGTGGTAGGCCGTCTTGCGGGCGTCCCACGCGGCCTTCTCGCGCTCGTGGGCGGTGAGGGGGGTCTTCTTCTTCTTCTTGAGCATTGGATTTTCTCCTCTAGAAAAATGGGGTTAAATGGACACTCATTGCGCAGTTATAGAGAACAGGTCTTGATGCCGCTCAACCCGCTCGCGGGCCTCCTCGGCATATTGTGGGTTCAGTTCGCACAGGATCGCGCTGCGGCCATGCTTCGCCGCGACTAGGCCGGTGGTCCCTGCTCCGCCAAACGGGTCCAGCACAGTGCCACCAGCAGGCGAACCGGCCAGAATGCACCGCTCGGCCAACTCGCACGGGAACGCCGCGTTGTGCTTTAGCTTTCCCCGCTCATGCGGGATATGCCAGACGCTTTCCTCGGGGAGCGCCGTGCGGTCAAAGTCATACCAACGCGCCTTAGAGAACAGAAAGATGGTTTCGTGTTGCCGGTGCGGCCTGTCCTTCACCGAAGGCTCAGGGAAAGCCGTTTCGCGGCACCAGATGATTTCCTGCCGCAGCGTCCAGCCATCGTCCTGCATCGCCAGCGCAACGCGCCAAGGCATCCCGAGGAGCGATTTCTTCGGGAACGGCAGGCCAGCCACATCAAGCGGGCGGGCCTTCTTCCTGATCCAGTTGCGCGAGGGGCTGCGCGGGTCGCTGCCTTTCGGCTGGCCGTTGCCGTTGTAGTAGCTGTCGCCAATGTTCAGCCAGACTGTGCCGCGCTCATGCAGGACACGGCGAACCTCGCGGAAGACATCGACCAGTTTAGCAACAAATTCCGCGGGCGTCGGCTCGTGGCCGATTTGACCATCAACGCCATAGTCGCGCTGCCAGTAGTATGGTGGCGATGTCACGCAGGTATGCACCGACTGATCGGGCATAGCGCGCATGAGGTCGATGCAATCGCCCGTGCGAACTTCAATCATTTAGAGCCTCCGGGGTTTAACAGATCACGCGGCATTGCACCGCAGGGGTTGGAAAATCTGCCCACCAATCGAGCCATCTGGCCTCTCGAACTTCACCTTGGGCGCGACGAACTGGATTGCGTCGGCCAACGGGGCGAACTCCTGCCACCAAGGCGCGGACGTTCGGTCGGGCAAAAGGGCGATGCCGTTGCCGTGGTCGAAGAACTTCCGCAGCCAAAGCCGCTTGGTAGACTGATGCCCGAACGGCGGGTTCATCCAGACGAAACCCCGCCACGGCTGCTCTAAAGCGCGCTCATGGAAGTAGGCCGACGCTGGGACGTAGCGCGGCCCCTCGGGCGGGCAGGCTACGTCGAGATCGAAACGCGCGGCAAGTGCGTCAAAGATGTAGCGTGGCGTATACCACTCGTCGCTTTCGCCTTGCTTTTCATAGCTTGCCATAGGTGCCCCTACCGGAAGTGAGTTTCAGTGGATCTGGTTGTTCGGGACGCCGGGGCGGAAATCCGCCCCTTCGTTCATCCCGTGGACGCGGCGCAGCGCGGCGTTCAGAAGCTCGACGGCTTCCTTGTCCGAGACGCCCGACGTCACCACGACATCGGCGAAGACGTGGGCCAGCGTGAACGCCGCGCCCTCGTGCGTCGATACCGTGGGCGTCGGGCCGCGCTGTTCAAGCGCCGAGGCGACGGCGTAGAGCACCCGAGTCCGGCAGTCGAGGCAATGCGGGTCATCGCAGATCGGCGGCGGGTCGATCGTAAGGGCGGTGGGCATGTCAGGGTCTTTCGTCAGGTGGAAGTGGCACCCTACGGTGCGGAGAATCGCCCGGCAAGAGGTTTTGCCGGGCGAAGGTTTCAGCGGAGGTCGGTGTCCGTGGCGAGCAGGATGAAGGCCACCACGACTACGCCGATAGCGATCCAGATCACGAGGCGTCCACGAGGTCGAGGATTTTGCCGCCCGCGCGCTCCATGGCGACCCGGTTGTCCTGATGCGGGATCGTCTTGGCGTGGGCCGTGGTAGCCGTCACGGCATCCCAGACCGTCTCGATCGGGCGACCTTCTTCGCGCTCGTGAGCGGCCTTGATCGCAACCGTCTCGGAGCGGTTGAACCGCTTCATAAGGAAGGCGTCGAGGTCGTCGTCCACGCGCTTCTGCTGGGCCTCACGGATGGTCTGTTCGATCGGCGCGGCGCTGGCGTTGGAGTATTCCATGAGCACCGGAGTCACCTCCTCCAACCAGCGATCGGGCGCGCTGGCGGTGTGCCGCAGCCTGATCTCGCGGTAGTCCTTCACGCCCCAGACGATCCGGTTCATGCAGACGTAATCGAACAGGAAGAACGCGGCCCCGATCGACTGGCTGCCGACCTCGGAGTTCCAGACGAAGAACCCACGGGCGAGGCTGCCGGGCTTGCCATCCCGACGGTTCGCCACCTCCATCCGGTTCTCCTCGTCGGCGAGGAAGACGAAGATGTCGCGATCCGATCCATAGATCGTCGTGTTGTCCTTCGTGATCGGAACCTGCTTGCCGAACTCACCGGGAACGCGGAACTGGCCGGTGCGCCCGTCGCCGAACTTCTGGATCAGCGCCGACGTGATCTCCTCGTTCCAGATGCGCCCGTAGCGCGGGCCAGTGGCGGCGCGGAGTTCGACGTGCTCCACCATGTCGCCGGGGCCGGTCAGCGGCGGCATCTCCATGCCCGGCTGCTGATCGAGGCGCACGTTCTCCTTCGTCCGCAGGATGCCCACGTCCTGCGCATCACGGTTGAAGCGGAGGCCGTAGTTGATCGCGTCAGAAGCGATCGGCGCGGGCAGCGAGCGCAGGTAGCCCGCCGGGGCACCAGCGAGCGAGGCAAGCTGGCCGAACGAGAAGTGCGTCGGGTCGGCGAAGCCGTGGTCGCCAGCGATCGTGATGCCCCGGCGCGGGTCTGCCGGGTGGGGCTGGACTTCGATCTTGCGCGAGGACACGACCGACTGGATCGAGTTGTCGCGCTGGCGCTTCACGCGCTCATGGAGTTCGGGGAGAGAGGTGAACCGCTCGTCGTTCGGGCGCTTCATCCACTGGTTCGAGCACTGAGTCAGGGTAGTCATTGGCTTAGGTCCTTGGGTTAGGGGTTTGCCTCGGGGCGACACTCTGCCGCCCCGTGACCAAGGAGATAGCCTACCTTCGGTTGGCGATCAACCCCCTACCCGAGAAAATCGTCAGGCTGCCGGGACAACCTCGATCAGCCCGATCATGGTCTGGTCCGTCTCCGTGTGCGAGACGGCGAAGTCGTAGGTGCCGGGGCCGACGACCGCCAGCATGACGGCCAGTGCCGGGTTGCCCGCGTCCACGGTCGAAGTCGAGCCGTCGCCGTGCGTCGGCAGAATCGCCTCGTCGGGCACCGGGTTGGAACTCGTGATGGTGAAGGGTTGGTTCCGAGCCGAGTCGTTCGTGGCGTAGCCGATCAGCAGCGACTCCGGGGCCGTGGTAGTCAGGGGCGGCACCGATGCGGTGTTGCGCGTAATGCTAGTGTCGTGATCCACGCTCTGCGCGTTGAACGGGTTCGTGGAGAAGACGCCCGAGATTTCAAGTGCGGCGAACGAACCGTACTGGCTGGAAAGCGTCGTGATCGTGAGCGGCCCGGTTTCGCTGCCGTCCGCGATCTTGTACGCGACGAAGGCGCAGGCCCCGTCGCCGGGCGCGACGTTGGTGTGGATCGTGAAGCCCGCAGGCGGGGTGATCTCCTGCTGATCCTTGTCCTTCGAGCCGACGATCACGAGCAGGTTGCCCGGCGTGGGGGCTGCCGAGAACTGCGGGCTGACCTCGGAGGCGGCTTCCTGCCCCGTTTCCGCGAAAGCCGACTGCACGAGTTGCCCGAACGGCGCGGCGCTCGCAAGGCTCGGCGTGACCTCGTTCGACAACTCGGACAGGCGGGCCAGCCGGTACGGCGTGTCGTTCGCCAGACCGGGCAACGTGCCGCCGCTGTCCGGTACGTTGCCCTTGATCGCTTGGGTGAGGTCCCAAGTCGTCACGTCGTTGATGTCGCCGATGTCGGCGGAAGGGATTGCGATGACGAAGGCCATGGTGGCTCCTGTTCAAGTGTTGTCGTTAGAGGCTGCGGAAGATCACGGGCTGCGACACGAGAAGCGTGTCCGACCCGTCGTAGCCCGAGCAAGTGATCGTAACGTCCGTGCCATCGTCCGTCACGTCCAGAACACCGTACTGGCCGCGCGAGTTGGCGAACGGCCCGTGGGTGTACGGCCCGCCCTTGGTCGAGTTGGAGCGGTTCAGCGGCGCGGCGTGGAACATGGGCCAACCGCCCCACTGGTTGTTCGTGCCGTCATCGAACGCGACCATGTGCGCATCGCCTGCGATCATCATCACGTTGTTCTGCAAGCCGAGCGCGTTGACGTAATCCACGATGTTCTGGCGCTGCACGGGGGCACCGGCCCATGTGTCGCTGTCGCCGGACGACACCCACGGGACGACGCTCGTGATGACCGCGCCGATGAGGCCGGGGTCGTCAGCGACCGTATCGAGTTGGTCGAAAAGCCACGACATCTGCGCCGAGTTCAGGAAGGTGTTGCCCTGCCGGTCGGAACGACCGTCGAGCATGATGAACTTCACGCGACCCCGGATGAAGCTGTGGTAGATCGCTTCGGTATCCGGCAGCGGGTAGTGCGGCTGATACTCGCGATAGACCTGCTGCGAGGCTTCGCGCGACGGGGAACTGAAGTCGGCACCGTTGGCCCCGTAGTCGTGATCGTCCCAGACGTAGGCGTGAGCCGTCTTGGTCAGCAGCGAAGCGAAGCCCGGCCCGGCGTAGAAGTCGTTGTAGGCTGCACGGAGGACGCCCCGGTCGCTCGAAGTCGAGTCGATGTACGGCGTGTCGCCCAGCGACAACCAAACGTCCGGGTCGTGCGCGGCGATGCGGTTGAACACGCTGTTCAGGACGCCGCTGCCGAGTTCCGGCTCACCGCACGAACTGAAGGCGACCTTGAAGTTCGCAGCCTGCTTCTCGGCGACCGGCGTGTATTGCGCGATCGGCCCCTGATTCCGCCCGTTGATGACCGCCTGATAGTAGGTCGTGACGCCCGGCGTCAGCCCCGGCAGTTCCGGCTTGGCGATGAACGTGGTCGGGTCCGGCGCGACCGGCGAGGTCAGCGATGCTTCCGTCAAGGTCGGGTCCGTGCCGTAGCGCAGCCGGACGTACTCGGCCTCGCTCTCCCCTCTGACCGCCACGGTGGCGCTCGTGTCCGTGGCCGCGCCAAGCTGCATATGCTGCAACAGGACTTCCGGCAGGACCACCTCGACAAACGCGACGCTGGCCGCGCCGTCTTCGGGGGTAGCCGAAGGCACGTCGGTCATGAAGGGCATGGCCGAGATGGACACGGATTCGCTGCGCGGCTCCACGGTCCAGTCGGTCGAACGAACCGGCTCCGTGAAGTCGATTTGCAGCACACCATCGGTTTCCGTGGCCGTGCCCGTGGGCCGGGTCGGTTCGGCAGGCATGTCCTCGATCACCGCCGACAAGCCGGAGGCCGTCACCGACCAACCGGGTGCGCCGGTCGAAGGCGTCACGGTGCGGGCCGGGAAGGTGCGCACGTTGGTCGAGGCCGGGGCCGGGCGGGCGAAGATGCTGTTCGTCTCCACCCACCACGGGGCTTCGGACGCGGAGAGTTCAAAGAGCCTCGCGGCGAAGGGGTAGGGAGTCTGGGTCGGGTATTCCAGCAGCGACCAGAAGCCGAAGCCGTTCCACGAGGCGATCCCGAGATAGCCCGCGAACGGCCCGCCCGAGTTCACTTCGTTGCGCCAGACGTTCCACAGGTATTCGTAGTTCTCGGCCTGATACGCGCTCTTGTGGTGCTGAAGCAGCGCCGCTTCGAGCGTGTCCGAATAGACGTTGTTCATCACGATATGCGCGCCGCCCTCGTAGATCAGCAGGGACAGGCCGTGCTTCGACGCCTCGGTGCTGGCTTCGATGATGAAGCTACGCCACGACGGCAGGCTCGGCAGGCCTGAGGCCGGGTCGGTCAGGTAGGACTGGATCACGTCGTCGGAAGTGGCCGGGTACGCGGCTTCCACCTCGGCGGCGAAGGTCGGGTCGTCGGCGAGGCCGCTGCCGAAGTAACTCGTGACGGCGAAGTGGTCGGCGTTCTCGGCGGGCTTCGAGTAGGCGCTCGGCTCCTCCTCAAGCCACATGGGCGCGACCGCGATTTGTTCTGCCGACCAGCCGGGGTTGCCGGTCTGCCCGGCGAGCACGGTGCGCACCCGGTTCGGCGTGGCGGCGAAGACCGAATTGACGATCTGAAAGACCTGCGACATGCGCTTGCCCGCCCAATTCAAGGCGAGGGTGTAGCCGGACTCGGCTGCCCGGTCGGGCCAGTCGGCGGCAGCCTGCGCGGCGGCATAGTCGTGCTGATCGAACGAGCCGTTCCAGACCTCGTTGGAATACTCGATGTAGCAGGACAGGCGCGAGTCGAGGTTGTCGCGGATCAGGCGCGACATCTGCGTGACGTAGTTGTCATCCGCTTGATGCGGGATGCAGAACCAGCCCGGCACCTGCGCCCGGTTGCACAAGGCGATGCAGTCTTCGAGCGGGACGCCGCGCCGGTCGGTTTCGGAGTCGCCGTAGGTCTGCTTGCCGCGCACGGCACGATCGGCCCAGACCGCTTGGGGTGAGCCGTTCGTGCATTGCCAGTCCATGAACCGCACGAAGCCCATCGTCTCCACGAAGGCGAGGAAGTCGGGGTTGAAGATTTCCCCGGCGTCGTATCCGGGAAGCCAGTCCTCGCGGACCACCTCGATATTCCGAATGTTGTTCGGGGCCGGGTCGGTCGCAACCACGTCCAGCCAGAAGGTCGAATCGTTCACGCCTTCCGAAAGCCGGAAGCTGGCGGTGCGGTTCGCCTCGTCCACGGTGACGTTCTGGACGCTGCCGCCGAGGGCGATCGAGCCGTTGCCCTCCCAGCGGACGACCCAACTCGTGCCGTCCATGTACGGGTCGGCGCTGAAGGCCCAGATCGCGCGAAGCTGGCCGGACAGCGGGATCGAGACAGGCCAGTCGTTCGCGTCGAGGTGGCCCCCGGCGCGCACGGTGTCGTTGCCTTCGGACCAGTCGGCGATCCACGGGCGGGACTGGTGCATGATGTTGCGGAAGGGCAGTTCGGCGGAATAGTCCTCCAAGTCGGTGAGGCCGGTCGCCAGCGTGGCGTTCGGAATGGCGATCGGCACGTCCGGCTGCACGAGGACAGCGCGCGACGGGAAGGTCCGCGCCTGCGCCGTGGCGGGCGTCGGGCGGGCGGTGACGACCTGCAAGAGATCGGCGACCGGGACAAAGGTGGTGGCGGTGAGCCGGGCCATCGTGGGCCGGAAGGTCGCGGCGTCCGAGATGTTGAGCACCGCGTCGTGGCCGCGCGAGCGGGCGATCGCGGCGACCGGGCGGGCGATGATGGACCGGGCCAAGGCCACCTTCGGCGCGGTGCCTCGGGCGGTGACGCGTGCGGTCTGCGGGCGGGCCTCGACTGCCGCGCTCAGGCCGACATCGGGCAGGAAGCCTCGGGCGACCATACGGGCCGCAGCGGGGCGGCTCTGGACGCGCACGATGACGCTCACGGCAGGGGCAGCCCCCGAGAGGGCGACATGCGCGCCCACGGGCCTCAGATCGAGCCGGGCAACGCTGCCGGCGATCGGGCGCATGGTGCGCACGGTAGCCCGCGCCGGGTTGGCGGGGCGCAGGTCCAATACCTGCGCGAGAATAGCTTTAGGGGCGAAGGTGCGGACCTTGGCGTCCGCGCGCCGGGGGCGGGCAACCCCCGGCAGCGCGTCGGCGAGGTCCACGGGTCCACCGAATCCGAAGGTCGGCCCGAGTCCGATGATCTCTTTCACGCGATAGGCTCCCGAACGAAGGTGGCAGGCTTCTTGCTGACGCTTCTGAACTTCACCGCCTTACCGCCCGCGATGCGGATGGTGGACGCCGAGTCCTTGTCGTCGGCAGCGAGGACGATGCCGTCGTTGTCACCGGGATTCGCAGCGGCGGTGATCGCCAACGTGCCGGATTTGACCTGCCAGTATTCCGGTTCGGGCGTGGTGTAGTCTTCCCACGAGTCTGTTGCAGTCACAGCCATGACAGGCTCCCATGTTTAGAGTTCAGGGTAGCCCAGATCAGGCGGCGTTCGACTCCAACTCGAACCAGCCCGAGGCACCGTTCGGGCCGCAGGTGATCGAGCCGCCGTCGTTCACGGACACGTCGAGGTCGCCTTCATCGAGAAGGTAGTAGCCGACGAGCGGCTTGCCTGCGGCGGTGTCGTCGTAGATCACGGCGTAGTGCCCGGTCAGCGCGCCACCGGCAGCGGTGAACACGGCGTCGCCGGAGTCGAAGGTGGCGCGGTTGCCCACGTAGGTCCAAGAGACGGACGGGAGGGTCGCGCCGCCAGCGGTGTAGCCGTTCCCGGCGGCGATCTCGTTGCCCGAAACGTCGGCGAGGACGTTGTGCCCGGCAGACGGAGCGTAGCCCGAGCCGAGGATCGCCAGCTTGAAGGTGTCGTTGTCGAGGTCGATCAGCCCTTCCCCGACGTTGGGGATGAAGCTGTCAAAGAGGGTGAATTGTCCAGCGGCCATTTTGGGGATGCTCCATGCAAAAGGTTAGGGCGGACTATAAGCCCGCCCTACCAATGGAGTCTAGTTGCAGTTCAGGTCAACCACATTTGCTGTGACCGCAGGAAATGCACGTCGAGCAGCCGGACTCGACTTTCATCGGCTCGAAGCACTTCGGGCACATCGGGCCGACCGCGCCGGGATCGTCCACCGAACGGGTTTCGGCCTCGACGTTCATCATGTCCTGAAGTTCGTCCGCGACCGTGGCGAAGGCGTCGGCCACCTCCACCGAACTGCGCACCGGGGCCTCGCCATCCCAATACCCGATGTGCTTCATGTGGTCCTCGATCACGCCGCCGATCGCCGCCAGAACGCTCGGAACGAACTTGCCGTTCATCCACGCGCCGCCCTTCGGATCGAACACCGACTTCAGTTCCTCGACCACGAACCGGCTGTCATGCGGGCGACGGAACACCGCCGAGATCATCCGGGTCAGGCCGACCGTCCATGCGTAGTGCTCCATGGACTTCGAGTTGATGAAGACCTCGAAGGGGCGACGGCGACCACCCTCCATGATGTCGTTCACGGTCACGTAGAGCGCGTGTTCGTCGGCCCCGAACTTCACCTTGTAGGTCATGCCCGGCAGCGCAGCGTCGCGCGCGGCGGGGGTGTCCGTCTCGCGGGTCTGGTAGTGCCGACCCAGCCCTTCGAGATCGCTGACCACGGCGACGACCGAGCGGTGGCCGTCGTGCTCCTCGATATGGGCGTCCACGGCGTCGAAGTGCAGCAGCGTGTCGCCTTCCGGCCCGACGACATGCACGTCAGCGGACGGCACGACCAGCGGCTCCGGCCCGGCGTCGAGGATCGCGTTCAGATCGTCCAGCAGGTCGGCGCGCTTGTCCTTGGCGACCTGCATGATCTTCCCGGCGTGGTGCTTGTCGAGCATCGCCTGCACCTTGGCCTTGGCATCGCGATCGCCGAGCACACTCTTGATAAGGCGCACCACGCGCAGCACCTCATTGAAAAACTCGCCGTCGTCGGACCACTGGCGGGTGCGGTCGGCGGCGTCTTCCGGCTCGGGATCAGCGGACAGGACCGACCCGGTGATCTCGTTCGGACGGTAGGTCGTGCAGCCCTTGCAGCCCATGTCGTAGGCTTCCCGATACACCGCCTTGAAATCCTCGAAGGAGATGTCGGCGGGCAGGTTCACCGTCTTCGAGATCGAGGAGTCCACGAACTTCTGCGCCGCCGCCTGCATGACGAGATGGTCGCGCGGCGAGAGGTCCTGCGCGGTGACGAAGTAGTCGGGCAGCGGCTCGGCGCGGCCAAACCGCTTCTCGTATTCGCGCACGGCGTAGTCCACGACGCGCTCCTCGGTCTTGCTGCCGTCCGGCTGAAGCACCTTGCGAGTGTAGGCCATGGCGAAGACCGGCTCGATGCCCGAGGACACGTTGCCCGAGAACAGCGAGATCGTCCCGGTCGGCGCGATCGAGATCAGCAGGGCGTTACGGATGCCGTGCTTGCGAATCCGCTCCCGCGTCTTCTCGGGCAGCGCGCGCCCGGCGAAGGTCGGGTTCTCCTTCGTGCCGAAGAACTTGTCGGCGTCGAAGGTCGGGAACGGCCCCTTCTCCTGCGCCAGTTGGATCGAAGCGGCATAGGCTTCATCGCAGATCGCGCCCATGATGATCTCGGTCATGCGCTGCGCGTCTTCCGAGCCGTAGGTGATGCCGAGCATGATGAGCGCGTCGGCGAGGCCGGTCACGCCGAGGCCAAGCTGCCGATCGTCGCGCGCCTTCTGCGCCTGCGCTTCGAGCGGGAAGCCACCGACCTCGATCACGTTGTCCATCATGCGGATCGCGGTTCGGACGGCGCGGCGCAGCACCGGCATGTCGAAGTCGGCTTCCTTCGTGAAGGGCCGGTTGACGAGGCGCGCGAGGTTCAGCGAGCCGAGCAGGCACGAGGCATACGGCCCCATCGGCTTTTCGCCGCACGGGTTCGTCGTCGCGATCGTTTCGAGGTAGTTCAGATTGTGGTCGGCGTTCACCCGGTCAATGAAGATCACGCCCGGCTCGGCCTGCGCGTAGGTGGACTCCATGATCGCGTTCCACAGGTCACGCGCCTTGATCGTGGCGTGGACCCAGCGCCCGTCCTCGCACCGCTCCGTCTCGCCCGCCGGGGCGACCTCGTGCTTCAGAATCCAGTCGCCGTCGTTCTTCACGGCTTCCATGAGTGCATCGGACACGAGGACCGAGACGTTGAACATGCGCAGCCGGTTCGGGTCTTTCTTGGCCGTGATGAAGTCCATGATGTCGGGGTGATCGTCCCGCATGGTCGCCATCATCGCGCCGCGCCGGGACCCGGCAGACATGATGGTGCGGCACATGGCGTCCCAAACGTCCATGAAGGACAACGGGCCGCTGGCGTCGGAGTCCACGCCCTTCACCGGGGCACCCTTGGGCCGGATGGTCGAGAAGTCGTAGCCGATGCCGCCGCCCTGCTGCATGGTCAGCGCGGCTTCCTTCAGCATGTCGAAGATGCCGCCGAGGTCGTCGGGGATCGTGCCCATACAAAAAC